CTGGTGCCCTCGTTGGCATCAGGCATGGAGTATTGCCACGGCTGCACATTTGCGCCCGTCCTGGTGCCCTCGTTGGCATCAGGCATGGAGTATTGCCACGGCTGCACATTTGCGCCCGCTGGTGCCCTCGTTGGCATCAGGCATGGTGTATTGCAACGGCTGCACATTTGCGCCCTGTCTGAAGCCCACTCTATCACATTATACACATTATAGAATATCACAGATTTTAGAGTTTTTGCAGCCGCGCCCCACTCCTGGCAGCTCTTTATAGATCTTATAGGACATCACAGGTATTAGGGATTTGAAAACAAATATAAATAATACATATTATAAATATATAATTGTAGATAAGTGTTAAAACAAATGTATTTGATAACTTTTTAATCGAAAAGTTTGGTTATATCAAATTTATACATTACTTTTGCAAACGTAAACAAGAAACAAATAAAATACTTTATGATTATGAAAACAATGTATCTAATAGAACATTACGCCATCAACCGAAAAAACGGTGTATGGTCGCTTACAAGTTTTTCGCGTGTTGACTACCGTGTGAAAAACCTTGTTATAAAGTCAGTGAAAAAACAGGGCTATCAGTATGATAGAAGTGAGAAGGCTTATATACTGAAGACGGCTCCAGTTGAGTTCTGCGCTGACAAGGCCGTCACGGTGAAGTCTTATGCAATATAATTATAATAACTTTAATACTTCATAGATTATGACACGTTATACTAATTTTCTAAAGGCAACAGCTTTAACCCCTCTAACAGCGGAAACACTATATGAGATCATTAACAATACGCCAGAACTGGCAAGACTCACAGGCGTCCAATGTGCGGCCGTTGCCGCCCTGATGTATCAGCAAAAAGAATACGGTTACAATGAGTGCTTGAAGGAAAATAGCCTATTATAAACTACATATAAAATCACTAACATTTAAATACTTTACAGATTATGAGTACACCTAATTTTGCGTTAAAAAACGCTTCACGTTATTTCGTTTTCGGAATGCCTGTATATTACTCACAGGAGGATATAGACGAGAAGGAACTGGACCAGGACCTTTTTTGTGAGTGTGACAGAGTAAGTACACACATGAACTATGTTGACGACAAGGACAATGTAGCCTATGAACTGAAGACGAAAGGATGGCACGATATAGAGGAATGCGACGGCGATAGAAGCTACCCTACTACTCTATTCTCAGAGAAAACCGTATCTATCATGTGCGGCGATAATCCCATCGACATCACCATTCAAGCCGGCTGTACGTCTGGCTATTACGAAGCGGCTAATTTTGACTGGTTCGCGACTGTCAAAGTTTATGATAGAGTTGAGTTTTACTATGAAACGTGTGATTATGATTACAACGACTTGACAGCCGACGACGTGATCCGCGACGACTGGTACAACAATGCCGGACTCAGTAAGATTCACGCTGCGCACATCATCCGCAAAATCGAGGCTATTATAGACGGTCTGAAAAACGAGGCTGAGCTGGCCTTCTCTAAGTATTGCGACGAGGAGATCTATTGCGCTTTTCAATGTTTCAACGGTGAAGCCGGCTATAGCAGAACGGACAAGCGCCTTTGGCAGGAAGTGGAAGAGCAAGAGAAGAAGAAAATCGCATAAAAAAATATCATCATGGCACAGAATATCACAATATCACGCACAACGGGCACACGTGCCCTTTTGACGGTCTTATTTGCCGTTACCGTGTTGCTTATCACGCGCATGGCCAAGAACGCCATAACGACCTTTAAATCGGTCGGTCAGTGGCTCCGGGCTCAGCACAGCTTCTATGGTCAGGATGGCGATCCCATCAAGTGTACCGGCTGGCAGTTCATTGGTTACAACATCATGGCGGCAGCAGTGGCAATAGTGCTCTGCATCGAGTATTAATTACGCCTTATTATAGGCAGATAAAAACATCACCAACTTTTAAAACTTGATAGAATTATGGCACAGATAGCATTATACAACGTTACCAACGACGAGAAGTATTTCCCGCAGCGTCGCGATATGTTCAACGATGCACGATGGAATGAGGCAAAGCGCCTCATGGCGCAGGCCCTGAAGCTAACAAGCAAAGAGGCGAGCCGCTATACTTCGCGCTTCCTCCAGGATAGAATGGTAGGTGGGGACTTCCCCGTACCATCAGGCGGCTATCACAATGGCATCACATGTATCGCCAACAGTGGCGAACACAGCCAGCAGCGAGGCGAGTTCACGGTGTACGATATTATAGGCAGTTCGTATATTTACGAAGCTCCTACAGGCGACATGTGTATTGCCAACATTCCGGAGGAAGGAGAAACGGAATACTACCGTATAGCCGTATTGTCTTACTAAATCATTTATGGGGCTGCATCTGGTAGCAGGGCAGCTCCCTATTATAGAACATTTTAAAAATTGAGAATATTATGTATAAGATATTTGTTGAAGCGAACAATTTGATTTGTAGCGATGGCCATGTATGGCTGTGGAAGTCTGAAAGCCTGGATGGTGTGCGCCACTTTGCCACAAAGGATGATGCACAAAAGTATATAGATTTACTCCATCAGTTGAGCCGTGAGAAGGGCTGGAAAGAGGAGCTCTATAGCATCGGTACGGAGGCGGACTTTATGGCGGCTGCAAAAAAGTATGAAGCCGACAAGAAGGCCAACGAGGTGAAGGCGTATTGCAAGCACGCGGACGCATTGATAGAGCGCCGACAGCTTGAAATCAAGGCCCTGGACGGACTTATTCAGGTGTGCCGAAAGTTTGATGGCAAGGTGCTGAATAAACGCTTCCATGATGCAGTGAAGGAGGCGACGGGCTTCTATAACTCGTTTTCTCAATATAGTTTCGAGCTTGAATTTTATAGCCGCGACTGTAAAGTTGAGTATCGACCATCCGTAATGATCTCGGCAGACTGGAGCCACGGGAAAAAAACATCATATCCGGCTTTACAGTGGTTGTGGAATACGGGTGAACGCCTGGAAGCCGAAAAAGCGGTTGCTGTTATAGAGTTTTACAAAAACGACCGTTTGACGGCTATTAAAAATCTCAAGGCTACCAAGAAGAGTTATGCAGCCTATCTGCGACTGGCACGAAAAGCGGAGGCGATCATGAAGGAGATGGAAGGCTACGACTACACTATCCGCGAATTTGCAAAAGAGAAGGCATTAAGCCAGTATAGCCATCATTCCTACTTTTGGAAGGGCTATTAATAATCATCCACGGGGCTGCATCTGGCAGCAGGGCAGCTCCCCTATTATAGAACACATAAAAAATTGAGAATTATGGACCAGACACTTATGATAGCAAATAAAGGATTCATTCTCCAACAGTGCGAAGCATTCCTGGATGAGAATAATATCGGTCACAGTCGTTACGAGGAGGATGGCGAGTGTGTCGGCATAGAAATGTAGCAGTGGACCAACAGAGGTGTGGATATGATACACCTCATTGATGGACGCGATAGAGACATGAACGATCCTGACTGGTGGAAGGATGAACTGGAGTCTATCTATGAAGCCTTTGATGTTGACGAGGAGATAGATATTAACCGACAGGATGAGAAATATCGCAGTGCTTTCACCTACCGTCAAAGTGTGGAGGACTTTGAGGACTACGATAAATGGCTCAAAGGCATTGCAGAAGAGGCAAAGGCTTATAACTATTAAATACAACGACCCCTATTATAGAACACATAAAATTTTGAGAAAATCATGGATAAAAAGAAGTATATCGACGTATTGACCGAACAGGCAAGCAAGCATAGTAGACCACAGGAACTGGCCCTGAGCGACTTCTGCGACTACCTTATAGAGTTTTTCAGCATTGACGCTTTTAAGGCTGGCACAACTGAATACAGGCAGCATGTTTTGAGTTGCGCGAAGCAAAATCCATACTTTGCCGGACTCGCCTTCCAGTGGCTCGACGATGTGGCAACAGCGATGGAGCGTGGCGAGTGGCTGGACGTGTTCGGCATCCTATACGAAGAAATGTATTTGAGCCGCGGTAAGGCCTCGAAGACGGGGCAGTTCTTCACGCCTCAGAGTGTGTCGGACCTTATGGCACGCATTAGCACACTGGGAGCCGGTGACCATGGCAAGGTGAACGACTGTGCAGCAGGTAGCGGGCGCTTGCTCCTGGCTCACTACATGGAGAAGAGCAAGCTGGACCATGCAGCCGGCCGTCGCTTCGAGTATGTGGCACAAGACAACGATCCTATTGCTTGCAAGATGTGCGCCTTAAATTTTATGGTACATGGCATGTATGGCCGTGTGGAGTGTCGCGACACATTGCGTATGACGGAGCCGACCGTGGTGTACGTCATCAACGAAGTGAAATATCCGTTTAACACGCCTTATTATAGCGTAAGAAAAATATTAGCGGAAAGTCGGAAATAAGGTATCACGGGGGTGGAATACCCACCCCCTATTATAGAACATTTGAAAAAATCACAATTATGGCAAAGAATAAAATTCAAGACCTTTTCGAGAAGGTATCTATATATGATAGTAAGCATATCAAGAATTTGAGTAAGAAAAAGGTGCCACAGCAACTTCTGGAAGCCGTGGAAAGCGGTTGCAGCTATGAAACCTTAGTGCAGCTTGCAAAAGGTTATCCTATCTGTAAATATCAGACACAGATTACTGTACATGGTGTCTTTAATGATTTGGGAACTCGTCGGGTTGGTGTATATGTCAACCTTTGCAAGAACAAAAACCAGTCTTTGGGTATTCGATGGAGCGCCATTGACTACAACAAGAAGAACGAGTTGTTTACCCAAATACGCACCGTTGACAGGGCATGGTACGTCGTTAAGAATAGCCAGGAGTTTCATCTTGAGCAGATGGTCTGTGTGAAGGATCAGGATGAGTACGCCCGAACCCTTGCGGCTTTTAAGCAGAAGGCAGCAAGCATTGATACCAGCCTGTTTACCGGTTTGGTAAGTGCTTATGGCATGATGGGTATGTTCGGACGTGTGTATGTGGTGTTGAAAGTGGTAGTCAACTGTTTCCCTTTACAGAATATGCAGAAAATCACCGAGAATATAACTGGCAAGGATGCAGCCTTTATCTCATCGGCATTGGCAATCGAAAAAGAAAAGCGCATGAAGCAGGAAAAAGAGCACGAGGATAAGATGCAAGCGTATGAGAGACGACGTGCTGAGCAGAAGCGGCTCTACAACCAACAGCTTGCAGCATGGATGGCACAGAATCCTATTCCTGAGTCTTTCCAAAAAGTAAGTAATCACACCTTCCAGCCTGGCGACATCGTTCTGTATCGTATAGCAGGAGACAGCATTGCTAATTTTCATTTCGAGTATCGAGTATATTACAAGAGTTTTGGACGTTTGTGCCATGCTTTCTGCGATGTTGACGGTAATAGGCTCGGTAAGGGCTTCGAGGCTTTAACAAGCGCAAAGGATGTGTATTTGAAAGTTGTTTAATAAAACTCAAAGACGATGAAAGCATCTAAAACTATTCATTCCTTCCTGCTCAGTCTGCAGGAAGGACAGACCCTCCTCACGGCTCAGGAACGCCCCTGGAGCGTGTTGCAGGTGATACCCACCACTCCGGCAGACTTCGACCGCACGGTGGCAACTCTCAGGGAGCGAGGCATGGTAGCCTATCATGATACCGACCGTACATTTTGCATCATCCACCTGGCAAGTGGCGACCACGACGGGAAGCACCCAGAACGGCACATTGCCATCACTCAGAACAATTACAAGGAGATAATAGAGGAACTGAAGGACACGATGGCACAGGCGGCGGTGTGGTATAAGACGAATATTATAGATCTTATAAAATAATACTGAATTATGGCAAAGATATACAAAAACGAAATAATAGGCTGCTTGCAGAGCTTTGTCGGATTTTACGATTCCATCTGGGAGCCTGATACGGAAATATATTATGAATGTGAGCGGACAGGACAGGAGGAAGATGTTGACTTTACCTTTGACTACTCGGAATATCGGGATGACATCTGCAAGGCATATACAGAGATATGGGAATTGTGGTTGCAGGAGTTTATCAGCGACGACATACAACTGGAGTTTCTCGAAGTTGTGAGACCACAATATTGCACAGCATTGAAAACCGACCGTTGCCGTGTAAAAATTCAATTGACACAGGCTGCAGAAGATGCTATTATAGCGAAGATGGGGAAACACCGTGAACTTTTTGCTAAGTGGATCAGAAAGAATCACACAAGCCGCGATGGTTTCAACTCGTATCTATCCAACGACATCGACCAGTGGCCAAGTCGTTTGTTTAACAACGAGGAAACTTTCCAGCCTGCCTATCTGTTTAGTATGCTCTATTATATTGTCAAGGCAGAGTTTATCAGGATTGGTGAAAGTGAAAATCTTGAATACGAGGCATACGGATGTATCTGCGAAAATATAGACATCACTTCCTATATGAAGGAGGTAGAAATGGCTTAATTATAAATTATATAACCCTATAAAAAGACAGAAATTATGAAATTCACTGAAAAAGATATTCGTTTCTTGATGAATAAAAACTACCTGCTTTCTGAAATTCGGGAGATTGAGAAACATGATTTTGAATTTGAGTCGGTTCTTTATGTTTCTGGTCGTCGTTTGCCTTTGACAGAAAATGTAGCCCTGAAGTATTTAGGTAGAGAAGTATTTCTGGAAGCGATTGCAAGATCTTACTTCCATAATCTTGTAGTAAGGCGGTCGTGTGAGCCTGGAATTGAATATGTACGTATTATCAATCCTGATCTCTAAGCCCTACCCTCTTCCGCGCCCGGCAAGGCCCTTGCGAAGGTTCGACTCCTTCGGCGGGAACTTGCATAATCATAATCTAAGTATTTTTTATGTTAGTTGCTTGCGGTTCGTGAGAATAGCGAGCAGCGCAACGCCCACCACGGTAAGGCGTGGCATCAGGTTCGAGTTCCTGAATGGGCGACCCCAAGAGCCGACAGACGACACGGAAGACGGAGAGGAAACCTGCGAAATCTGCGAAATCTGACGGAAAAATGTGGAGAAAATAATAAAAGAGCATTTTATTTGAAATAAAAAGCCTTTTTATTTGGAGGTTTAAGAATTTATCACTATCTTTGCATCAGAAAAATAAAGAAAACAATATTAATAATTTAGAACAGGGCGGCAACCTTTAAGCGGCGAACAAATTATGAAGACTTACAACAAAGCACAGTTTATCGAGGAGTTTTGCAACAAGAAGTTTATAGCATTCATCGCGAAAGATTCTTGTGGTACTTTCACAAGAACGACGGAAGTAAAGAATACAGAGTATATAAAGGAATTTATAGAATGGTTCCCCAATGATGCTAAGTTTGATGTGTTCTCTTACTCAGCAGGAATGTCCAATCATGTAATGTTTAAGCGATTATCAGAAGATCATTTTTATGCTGAATATGGAGATTATATTTCTTTCTTAAAGGCTCTCGAAGACAACGGTGGTGACATCTTTGTTGTGTATATTCCGAATTTCTATAGTTTACAGGATGACGTAATTGCACGTCAGTACCCTTATGAGGTAACAGCAGAAATGATACGCCGTGCGTTGGGTAAGTCATGCTGCAAGATGCTTGACCTTCGCGCTAAGAAGGTGCGTGGCGTATATCAGTGGGTTGATACTCCTCATTATATGGGTCGTGCCAATTACGCTACACGTCAGGAAGCTCGTGCAGCTGTAGAACAGGAAGTAAAGGAATATCAGTCGTACATACGTGGCGTGCTGCGTAGATGTAAGGAGATTGACACTAAGGGACTTTCGCTTGAAGAGGGTGTAAATGCGTGGTTCAAGTATCAGAAGCAATTGAAGAAGGAGCAGGAGAAAGAGCAGAAAGCGCGAGAGAAAGCCAAGGAAAAAGCTCGCAAGGTGTACGAGGCAGAGCAGAAGCAAGTTAGTATGATGATTGACGGAAATTATAGTGTCGATGGATTTTTAGATTATCACCTGCGTACAGGCGATCACACCTATAAGCACAATGGACATATTGCCGACGAGAATAATATCATCTGTTACGAAGATAAAGATTTTGATGGCTACTCGCGTAGCTGCTCATTCCCTATGATACGCCGTCAGTTCGTTTTGAACATTAAGCGAGGTTACAGAGTGTGTGTAGTAGGCGGCCTTATCACCTTCTATAAGGGCGGGGTTAATCGTCAAGGAATGAAGGTAGACTGGATAGAGCAGGGACGCTCTATAGCCGACATCACTAAGCATACGGGCTACCTGGTAAGGGGTGAGCATATCGAGGCGAAGAGTTTGCGTGAGGCTGTCCGCATCAACGAGGAGCACCGAGCAATGAAGCTGGCTCGCATATTGAGCAAGCGCAAGAGAGCTGAGAGACGTGAGGAAGAAAAACAGAACGGCAGCCTGAAAATCACCTTCGCCGACTCGCTGAATGCTGGCAACTGCCGCCCTGGTACTCAGGAGTTCAAGCACAAGTACGAGGAAGCCATAGGTCATAAGGCAACCTCTATCTCAATAGCCGACCTTCGCAAGTATGCCAAGCAGTTCGGTGTGGAGTATTATGCAGAACAGGCCATCGAGTATGCACTTAATCATTAACCCTGCGCCTCCTTTATGGAGGCTGGGTGTAATCATAAAAAATAATATAGACAATATGGAAAAAGACAAAATCATTTATGACAAGCGTAAGGCCATGGGCGAGAGCATCCGCGCGATGCGTACCGCCCAGGGTTGGGAGCAGGAGCAGCTCGCCCAGATTGCGGGCATCTCTATCTCAAACATTCGCAGCGTGGAAGCCGGCAAGTATGCAGTCAATATCGACGTGCTCAACAAGATTGCAGGAGCGTTGGGCGCGGAGCTGAGAATGATTGAAAAATAAAAGTAAAAAATAAAACGAAATATTATGGCAAAAGAAAGATTTGAGTTGACATCGGGCAAGGATCTGATGTGGACGGTGACGGACAATGAGAGCGGCATCGCGATTGACTTCCGCGAAGGTTTGTTTAACGATAGTCAGGAGGTGAAACTTCCTGCAGACTTTAATCCTGCCGACGCGTCAGGAATGGCACGTATCATGCGCGAGATAGGCGACTGGATGGCAGAAAAACACGTGGAGGTGGCTCTTAGTGACTGGCGTTCTCGTCGCTCGGCTATCTGGAAGTTAAGCAACGAAAAGTATTGGCTGGTCATGGCAGCAGCTACCAACAGCCTTCTATTGTCGGATATGGACGCAGAACATGCGGCTTGTATGTTGTGCGCCGAAGTGTGCGACTGGGCAGAGTTCGAGAAGAGCGTGGACTTGACAGCAGCCGAGGAGGAGAATCTGAAGGGCGTTTTGTCGGAACTGACGAACGCAGAAGCATGGGAAGTATTCAAGATTTTGCACGTCTACTGGAATTATCGCACTGAAGACATAGACATGTTCCAATGGGCATTGGATGTGACCTGGTGGCCTGCATGGTTGCCCAACGAGCTGAAGATACAAGAAGAGTGTGAGGAAGACGATATTATAGACGAGGGTTAAAACGAAGGAAATATGGAAATTATCAAGACTGAAAATACAAGAGCCGGTCGCCCTGCCATGGAAGGCAAGACGCGGCGATATATCGTAGCTGACGACGTGCATAAATGGATCCTCCTGCACGGTGGCGGCCAGTATATCACAGATACCATGCGCACCATTATGGCGGTGCAGCAGGGAAATGAATAACACAACAAGAATAACATTCTAAATACTTTATAGAATATGATGAGAATTGAGAATTTTGACGATTATCGTGCGTTGGTGGACGTAGTTAAGATGCACGACTATAGATACTTCGGGCTGAACTGTCCGACCATCAGCGACGAGGAATATGACGCTATGTACTTTGCCTTGCAGGAGTACGAAGAGCAGCACGCGGACGAGGTATTGCCCGACTCGCCTACTCAGCAGTGCTACAGCGAGAACGGCAACGGCAAGCGCACCGTGGCACGTCGCACGGCTTGTCTGTCTATGAAGAAGCTGCATGATGCCAAATCGGTGGTGAAATACCTGAGAGCACAACAGAGGGCTGCCAACATCAACGGCAAGGGCACGGAGGTGAATGTAGAGTGGAAATTCGACGGCGAGACGGTGAGCTTAGTATATCGCCTGGGAGTATTGACAGAAGCCACCTACGGACACGGAAAAGAGCTGTTTGGCAACGACTGTCTGGACCATATCAAGCATGTGCAGGGCGTACCCGCCCATGTGGAAGTATGGAGCCAGTACGACCGTATAGAGGTGAGAGGCGAGGTGATCATCTCGCTTGAGGAGTTTGCTCGTTATAGCAAGGCTGGCAAATCACCTCGTTCTACGAGCAACGGCATCATGGCCAAGAAGGTGGCTAAAAAGGACGAGTGCAAGCGCCTGGAGTTTCATCCCTTCCGCCTCATTATGGATGGCGTGACAAGACACATGCCGGCGATGCAAGCCTTGGAGCGTAATGGCTTCAAGACTTCGGGCTTTGTGTCGGCTCTTGATCTTGAGAAGAGGGATGCCGAACTGGAGCAGGACATCGAGAGCATCGTGTGTGCTGCCGAGGTGGAGCGTGAGTCGCTGCCCTACCCTACCGACGGACTTGTATTTAAGTTCGACAACTACGACTATTACGACCGCATCGGACAGACAGACCATGACGCAAAGTATAATTGCGCTTTTAAGTTCCGCCCCGTATTCAAGGCCGTTACTACCTATCGCGGTCATCATACCACTATAGGCGAGAAGTCCGGCAAGATAACATTCGTAGCCGACTTTGACGAAGTAGAGATGAACGGACACCGTTTTGCCCACGCCAACTGTGGCAGCGAGAAGACCTTCAACCAGAAAGCCCTTGTGCCGGGTTGCAAGATAGAGGTCAGCTTGCACGGCGATGTTATCGTGTGCATTGATGGCAAAGTGGAGGATAAACCTATCATTGAGGACGAACCTATCATTGAGGAAGAACCTCTTGTTATAGACGAATCAGAAATTGTTCATCAGCCAGAGCCTCATGGTATAGAGCAGGAGATTAATCAGAATCAGGAGCCGGAACCTATACCCCAGCCGAAGCCGAAGATCAAGCGTAACTATCCGCAGGTAGGCGAGCCGACGCTACGAGAGGAACGTGAGGACACGTCGGAAAGAGAAGACAAGGGTATGAGCGTGAAGACGGTGTTGGCGGGTGTACTGGCAGTACTGATGGCTGTGTCAATGGGAGCCGTGATGTTGGCGTTTGTGGGTGCCGCGGTGTTCTTAATGCCGATGATTGGCGGAAAGCGTGAGTGATTAATAATATATACACATTTATGGATAAACAGAAATTCGAGATTCGCATTGCCTTAGGTAGCGATGACGAGAAAGTAGGAGTGAAAGTGGAGGTATGGAAGGACGGAAAAATCTCTGACTTTAGCTTGCTTGAAGGCGAGAACCTTAGACTGGCATGTGAGAGTCTGAGGCACGTATTAGGACTTTTTGCGAGTCGTTATCTGTATGAGATGAATAAACAAGGAGTAATATCTGATGAGGAGTATAGCGCAATTTTGAATAAAAATAATTAGAATAACATTATTAATATTTTAAACTTTATAGAATTATGGAAGAAATTGAGAAATTTTCAAAGAGTCAGATTGCAACATTGAAGCACATTCAGAAGAAAGGTTTTGCGGGTTATCGTCGAGTAGATGGAAAGCCTGCGTGTCCGGAACTGGAGGAACTTGTAGAGGCAGGGTATCTTGAGACGTGGTTTCAGAAAATGTTTTGCGAGGATGTGTATAAGTTGACGGAGAAGGGCGAAAAACTGGTAAGATCGCTTGTAGGGTAAAATCCGTTGAAACGGTTGAATCCGATGTTAAAGAAAGGTCGGGTTCATCCGTTTTTCTGATGACTAAATCATTTTATTAACTAAAACCTAACGATTATGAAATCTAACTTGATGATGATTGCTGCTATTGCAGCCGAGGTATGACGTTTGTTTCATTTAGTAGGAGGTACACAGTACAGCACGGGTGAATACTATTCCTTCATGCCCCACTCCACCGTGACACGCGCCGGAATGAAGACTAAGTATTGCATACTGCACATTCGGTCGGAACGTATAAGAGAAAAGGAAGACGTGGATATTACGATAAATGACGAATGGAAGTAATTTTGTACGTTGATATTCTTATACGTTAATATTTTCGTACTTTTATATTTTTACACTTTAATAGATACGTCCGTACTTATTTATTTATATACCTATTTATCTACTTATCTATCTAAATATATATGTAAGTAAGTAAATAAGTAGGTAGATAGATAGGTAAATAAGAAAATACATATATAAATATCAATTTTTATGGGTAAACGTTTGGTAGAATGAATTATAATTTTTAATTTTGTAACCGAATATTAAAGTATTGGCGTATTTTAATATTTTCGTACTAACATACGTCAATATGCAGGTACGTTGATAAGTAGATACGTTGATATGTATATATAAACGTAAGTAATTACATTTTAAAACTTAAAAGAATATGGAAAGACTCAGAGAAGTTCTCGCCTTTGTCAACCACAAAGGTGGAGTAGGCAAGACAACAACAGTGCAGAGCCTGGCAGCAGGTTTGCGCCTTTTTGGTAAGGGAAAGTTCGGCGAGGATGCTGACGGCCGCAAGCGTTTGCCCCGTGTGCTCATCATCGACCTCGACCCCCAGGCGTGTGCATCGTTCCTCTTTGGGTGGAGCGAAACTCAGAATGTAGGCAAGCCTACCGTTTATGATGCGTTGGTACAGCAGAGCAATCTGCCCATTTACCAGGTACGCGAGGGCATCTACCTTGCTCCGGCAGCTTCACAACTTATATCCATCGAACCATTCTTAAACCAGAGAGCAATGCCACGCAAGGCACTTTATAAGTTGCTCGCAAAACCACTGAACGAGTTGAGCGGTACGGAACTGGCTGATGAAGGCGTGACGACCGTTACAGAAGCCTTCGACTACGTGCTGATAGACTGTCCCCCTGCCATGTCGTTGCTCACGTACAACGCCCTGACAGCAGCCACAAGCGTAGTTTTACCGGTGCAGCTTGAAGTGTTGGCAACAAAAGGTATTGCCGAGATTATCAATGCCATTCAGGAGACACGTGAGGATCTGAATCCAGAACTTGACATTCGAGGTTTGTTGATGGTAATGAGTAACGATCAGACTAACGCCACCAAAGAATTTAAGGCGTACCTTGGCGAGAAGTACCAAGACTATATGTTCGACGCATACACACGCCGTGACACTAAGATGGTGGAAGCTCAGGCTATGCGCAAGGACATCTTCGAGTATGCTCGATACTGTAGGGTAGGGCAGGACTATGAAAGATTTACCAAAGAGATAATCAATAGTTTTAACGTATAAAAAAAATATAGGGTATGGCAAGAGAAATGACAAAGAAGACGAAACGTTTCAGTCTTGAGGAGTCTGACGCTATCGAGGAGAACGAGCGCATATTGGAATCTGGCAGTCAGCAGCGTAAGGAGAACAGGGAGAACAAGGAGGAAAATACGGAGCAAGTATCGGTGTCGGGCGAGAACAAGCCAACGATGAACACGACAAAACCTGTTGCCCAGCCTATTGCGAAAGCCACAAACGGCATAGTAGTTGATGTGCCCATCGACGATTATATGGCTCTTATGCAGATGAAGATTATGACCCGTCGCACACTCAAGGACCTTGCGCTACAGGCAATACATGAGTTTGTGGAGAGGAATAAATAAGATGCACAAGGTAAAAGAGTTTAGTATTATTTTACCTAATGCTAAGATAAGCAGGTAAAATCTTACTAAATCTTTTTACCTAAAATATGTGGTACTAATATGTTTTACCCAAGAGATAAGAATCAGGTAAAATCTTACTAAATCTTTTTACCTATATACTAAATGCTTTTACCAAACAATATAAATAATGATATAATTAAAAAATATATTTCTTTATATATATATTATAAACACGAAATATAAATTACTGATTTTCAACGTTTTTATTGCGAGGTAAAGAAAAATAGTTAGTAAATAGGGAAAAAGAAATAGTAAATAGGTAAAAGACTTTAGTAACTTTTTACCTCAAAGGAAAGAAAACAATATGGAGAACGAAAAGAAGTTACCGCAAAAATGGATCAATACACCATTTGCCTTTACAAGGCTGAGTAGAAACCTGTCGCTGTTGCAACAGGCAGTGTTGGTGAAGGTGAGTGAGCAGCTCCAACCATTCATTAAGGAGTTCTTTGGTTCTGATTTGGCTAAGTCGAAAAAAGTACCCAAAGCTCTGTTTTCTGAGGCAGTGAAAAATTCGGGTGTAACACAGATATATATATCCTATGCTGAGTTAGGTGTACCAGAAAACAACTTTTTTGCCGTGAAGCAGGCTATGAAAGAAGTGTTGGATGTAAAGGTGGAAGGTCCGAGGAAAAACGAGGATGGCTCTATGGGTATGCACATGTATAATGTATTCCTAAGCGGTGAGACCTCTATCAAGAATACGGGTGTTGTGTTTGGACTCAATCCACAAGTGATAGATCCCGACAAGCATCTCTATGTTCTGGACTATGCCTTTAATATGACCGAGGGTTACGTGTCGCATCCTGACAATATAGCCTTGATTGGCGAGGTGGCACGTATGCCGATGATATATTATATTCTGCGTGATGCGAGTGGCAATAACTGGAAGGAGCGTTCCATACGGCTTACGGTCAGTAAGATTAAGAAATATTTGGGTATGTTGGAGTTTAGCGGTGCCGAACTCGTGAAGGAGGCTTATCCTAAGTTTTCGCAGTTCAAGAAAAACGTGCTCGATAATAGTATTGCCGACATCAATAGACTGAAGCAGTTGGGACAGATAGATGTGTGTATCAGCTATGAACCTATATACAATGGCAAGCGCAAGGTTGGTAATCCGGCATTTATAGAGTTTACAGTGTATGACACAATTGAGCAAATGCAGCAAACTCTTACGAAAAAACAACAAGCACAGCAGTCGGTGTCATTGTTTGACGAAGCCGAGGAAATCAAGCCAGGCAAAAAAGAATGGCAGCAGCTTGTTACTATGCTCCATGGTGAGATAGGCGAGGACTTACAAAAGGTTGAGTTTGTTTCGTATGATGGCAAGGCCGTTCTTATAAAGGCGAGTAGAGAGCAATGTCAGAAGATAGAGAAATGCTTGACCGATGATGTTATTAACTACATAAAAAAATGCTCGAAGCAAGTGTTTGGCAAAGTAATTGGATGGAAATACTCCTTGTCGGATAAATAAAAATAACACCGTTTACCCTTTCCATAGGGTAGGCGGTGTTTTTAGTATGTCCTGTTTGTGTCGGCGACTTTTCCTAATTTTGTACGCAGAAACCAACAAGACATATATATATGGGAAAAATTAAATCAGTTATGTTATGGCTTATAGCTATAATCATGTTTGTGAGTTGTGCCGCCTCCCGTAAGGTGGAGCAGGGGAGTAGTGAGCAACAGCGCGATAGTGTCGTAGCCATCGTTAAGGACAGCGTGGTGAAGTCAGAGACGAGGGCGGACAGCAGCGCCGTTACAGTCACGGACGAGAATCACACATCTGGCACCATGACCGACAAGGGTAGTAACGAGGAGACCATCACCGAGCGGGTTACTGAGAGCACGGATGCCAAAGGTAACAAGACTACCACCACCGACCGAACCATACACCGCAAGGGCGATTATGAGCACAAAGCCAAATACGAGGCACGACTGAAGCATCAGAAAGAGACAATATTACGGATGCAGCACACGATAGATAGCCTTATGTTGAGCAACAGGCTGAACGCGGGTACCCATTGGGCAAAGAAGGACAGTACGAATGTGGTGAAGGAGAAGAATACAAAGAATATAGAGCGAGCCGTCGGGATAGCGGCCATACAGCTTGTTCTTAGTTTAGTTATCATATTTGCTATTATTTTTTGCACATGGCTTTATAATAAAAAATAAAACATTATGAGCAGAAAGAAACAAGACTTTATAGAAAACTCCGAGCAGCCGGAAGTCACTTTGCAAGACTTTGTTATTCCTGCAAAGATAGAAGCCTTCTGCGAAAAATACAAGCCTCTTGAACATTGGCGTGAAGATTGCGATATGTTTACAGATTATCAGCTTCGCACATACTTCAAGGCAGTAGTATGTCCGCTGGGTGATCCGTTGGCTTTGTACATTCAGGAGTTGGCTACGAAGGGCTTCAAGATGAAGGACGATGAATGTGGAGAGCCTGTCATCTACGCTGCGCTAAGGTGAGTTTTGAATTGTTTAATTATGAATTTGGAATATATGAAGAAACCTCATTATTATTACAAGATTTCGGCTACATCAAATGTAGGACGAGACATTCAGACGTTTATGCACCGTTGTCAGGAATCAGAAGAAAAGGCGCGTAAATGGGTAGAAAGACAAGGTGCGAGCGGCTATTACGAGTCACCAGAAGGCATGGCAGGTGGAGTGGGAGCCGTGGAGTTTGCCGACACCACCGGACGTGACGGCTGGGATAAGGAAGTGTCGCCCGACGGACGTGTGTTCTTCTTCCCTATCGAAGGCACCGACTTGGAGAAAGAGATGAATGCCCTGCCAGTCGTGAGTGAGACAGAGCTGTTTGGCATACTCAGCCTACAGCCGAAACTCACGAAAGACAACCTACCATTGCCCATGACATTTGGCAACAGTACACCCATCGTGTTCTTGCATCAAGGATATTGGTATGCTGACATGCCGTATGTGAGTGCTGACATGACACTCACGAATATAGAGGAAAAAGAGTTTTATCGTCGCAAGATGGCGGCTATAAATGAGCAGAAATAAAGTATATAAGAAGTCGAATGTTTTTAGTTTTATAGCCAAAGTTAAATAGTTTTTAGTATAATGTCGTCAGTCCGAGAGGATAGACGACATTTTTATTTGTGCAATTCGTCGGCGGCTATACCACAATCTATATGTGCTGCGCATTGTTGCTCAAGGTCTATAATCTTTTGTTGTAGTTCAAGAGTTTTGCGGCTAAGTTCTACAATCTGCACATGCTGTTGCTCTATAATGTCGAGATAGCGCATTCGCTCACTATGCGTAACTTCTTTCTCCTTTATATCTTTTTTAGCATCAGAATCGCAAATATTGTGTTGTAGATTTATACTCTTACAATATTTTGGCAGATTTGACGGAATATGTATATCCGTGCGAGGATCACCTGTCTTGATACCCGTTTTTCGGTCGTTTTCAATCCATCCACCTGCAGGTTCTATCATAGCTCCAGGTGGAATAGAAGTAAATATTGAGTCGTCATCGGCATTAGCATCGAAGAAAAAAGCGGTTATAGGCACATTATATCTATTACAGAATTTCATCATCTGCGTTAGAGGCATCATTGTTACGCCTTCCATCCAGTTCTGAAGAGTACGGTAGTATGACATCTCCATTTCTGCAAGTACATCGTATCTTTTTATTTTAGGATTTGTCTTGAGCCAATCCCTTAAAAATCCATAGTTGTAACAAAAATTAAAATTTTTCATAAGAGCGTTGTTTTAAGTTAGTGATATTTCTTGTATTAAATTTAATATTATGATACTCCAAACATTTCTAAATGTTAAATTATAGTTTAATATTTGGAGAATCCAAACATTTAGTCTAACTTTGTATCCAAAATTAAAAAATATATTTGTAATGACCAAAGAAATCTTGAAAAAAATATGTGATGGTGTTTTTTTAGATGTTGACGATATGTCTGTTGATGCTAAAAAACGTTTGTTTGTATTGATGAAGCATTATGGTATGCCTCAGAGTACATCTTATCATCGTTTTTTTAACAAAGGTTTTGATAAATGGGAAATATTAGGTGTGACCTATATTAAAAATAGTTTTCTCCTAACTTCGCTTAGCGGAGAAGACACCAAATATAAAACTGATGTGGAGGGTAGTCGTGGTTATGGCTATGTGCTGTCGCTTGACCCTGCTTATAATGATAGTAAATTTTTCGCTCTTGTAACCCAACAAAAAATGGGTGTTAAGTTATGCAATTATATGGCGGAACTTGGCATGGCTTCACAGATGACTGTTCGGACTCGCTTTAAGGCTGACGATTGGAAACCATGGGAACTAAAGGGTATTAAGAATATACTCGAAGACTTTGTAAAGTCAGAAACGAGCGAATAAGCAGAAACTACTAAGGCTATTTTAGTAATAGCTATATTATGTCAAAACAAATAATATGAACATGAAAACTTTAGATGTTACTTTCGATTTAGAAACGTGTTCGTTGCAACCTACTGCAGCGGTGATGAGCGTAGGTGCGGTAGCTTGGGATAGAACTGCTCAAGACGTGCCCTTTAACTTACCTCTTGCACCAGGTGTACAGACAGAGTTCTATCAGCATGTTGATTTGCGTTCTGCATTTCTGGACGGTTTTACATTTGACCAGTCTACTGCTAATTGGTGGGCTCAACAAAATGATGAAGCTAAAGAGGCTTTGCTCGAAAATGATATTATTCCGCTTCAACCCTTGAAAGAGGTTGTTAAAAATCTGTTCGATATGATAGTCGAATTATCAAAACTGTCAGGAGTTGACGAGGTTTATCTCTGGGCACAAGGAACAGATTTTGATGTTGCTATATTGCGTAATATAGCTTATAAGTATAATATACCTATTCCTATAAAACATACGAATTATCGCGACCATCGAACATTTTTTCTTGAGGGAGCTCGCATGATATGTGATGTCGCTAAAGTGAATTTTGATACGCATTCGGCATATAAACTTGTAGATGAGTATAGTGGTAATGGCTGTGTGCATGATCCTATTTTTGACTGTAAGCGTAGTATTTATTCAACATGGCAGATGATGAAGCACTTACAGTGTTTTAAAATGCAAAAGTCTAACGATGCCTAACCATGAGTATCTGAATTACCCTTATATCCCCAATCGTCGAAACAAAAGACAAGGCCGGCCTACGCATCGGGAATATCTACACCGCATCTCCTATACGGAAATAGTGCGCGACTATGACAGCGACAACAAAGTGTTGCTCTTTCATGCTCCATTCGACTTAGTGAAGGATGTGTGTCAGAAGTTGTTCACGTTGATGCAGGGCAATGTAGGGGATATAATAATAAGGAACGAGCATTCTTGCCGAGTAAAAAACGGCAAATGTTATTGGCGTGTGGCTGTGGAGATAATCGACCTAAACGAAAGCTTTATTTCGTTCAAGGAGTTTGTGCTGATGCTGATTAGCTGCATGAAGAACTTGGCTAACTGCACCATACGACACTTTCGCACGGAGACGTTTCTGAACTTATAAATAACAAATGTAAAACGAAAAATAGAAAGATTTTGGTGGCGATGGAGGTTCGCGGTAACGCCCTCTAAACATGGTGTGTGGTTGGAACGGATAAAGCGTTGGACAACCATCTTTCGAATAGCAGGGACATCACCACTGGTCTTTCTTTTTTAAAAAAAGTACAAAGGACAGCATGGCGATGGAGGTAGCGGCAACGCCCTCCTATGAAGTAAGCTACCCCAGTAAGGAACTAAGTGCCTCGGAAACTGGTAATGCTGAAAGAAGTTTGGCACGTCGCCAGCTGTCCCTTTTTAATAATAAAGGGGAACTATGTTCTTTCATCCTATCATAAATCGTCTCGCCAACATCGACCTGCACCTTCTTGTGAAGCCTGCAAACGAGCAGCACATCGAAGGTCAGACCGCGTGCTTCTGCCCTATCTGCAAGAAAGGACAGGACGCGGATGCCGATGTCAAGCAGACTCCCCACTTTATCATATATGAGAATGAGCGAGGTGGACTTTATTCGGGCGTGGGCGTTGACGACAACCGAATGGCAGAGCATGGTGCTGTAAAGTGGAAATGCACCCACACGGGTAAAACTGGCTACGGAGCTATCGAGTTGTACGCAGCTAAGATGAATCTTCCAATGCACGGATATAGTCTTCAGCGCATTTGCCAAAGGCTCGTAAGGGATGTGTATGGCGATACCGACGAGGTGCGCCGTGCCTTCCCCGAAGTTTTTGCGAAGATGGACTACCGTACTCAGGCACAGCAGACTATCGAGACGTTCTCCTTTATGCCGAAGACCGACTTTTCGCCACAAGAGCTTGCTGCTCTTGGGTGTGAGGTGACGCTTGACAAAGGATTGCCTCGCTTCGGCTTTGGCAGTACGTTTACGCCCGACATGCTCAACAAGGACTTCCGTATCTTTTCTCTGTTGAGTGTAACGTTGCCCGATGTGATACGCGACGGTCAGCACGTTAGCGAGATTATCCATGGTACGCCCTGGAACCCGCTGTTCGTATGCTTCGCCTCGCAAGAGATAGGTCCGCAGAACTCATACGGATGCTTCTTCCGTCCGGCCATGGCAGGAAGTGAGCCTATAGTGTTCTCTACTGCCGAGGAGCATAGCGTTAGGAAGGTGAGCAAGTGGCTTATGGGCGACAACGTGTTTGTATATGCAATGGATCAGCGCAAGAGCGACAATACAGCCGTTCATGCAGCTATTGCTAAGTACGACCCCGAAGAGAAATACACCGAGACTCGTGAGGAATGGGAGGAGAACGAGACCAAGGACGGAGAACCGAAAGGTACGTTCAAGAAGGTGGACGTAAAAATCCCCACTGCCGAGATAAAGGCTCGTAATATCGTGTTTTGCCGCACACCCGAAGATGCAGTGAGTGTGTATTATGCCATGCGTTCTTTGCGCCTTGACAAGGCGGAAGACCAGCACTTCCAAGACTTCTGTTGGTATCATGTGGCATTCTCCGTCGGACGGAGAAGCTTCTGGTATATCGAGCGTGGCGAGTGGAAATGGGAAAAACTTGACTTTAGCGGTGTACAATATCAGAAGATGGACCGCTTCGCCGAGCACGTCATCATCCTATACCCCAACGATATTGTTTCACAGCGCGACTGCGGAGCTATATGCACCAAGTTTAGCTCATTGTATTATGCAATGCTGCCCGAGGGTTTCCGCTCACGTTATTGCCGACGCTGGCAATGGTTATATGGCTGCTCTCCCCGAAGCGTGCGCGACTATCTGCTTACATACACTATGAACGCAGAAGAGAATTTCCAGTTTGATCATGATGTCCGTCTGCCGCTTTACTCCAGTTTGCGTGGAGCGAGTAACACAGAGCCGTTTGATATAGAATGGCCGTGTGACCCTCGAAGTGGCAAGCCAAAGCCTCCTACTTGCAAGGTATCACCTACGCGATTGTGGCTCTTTATGACGGCACGCGGATATTATCGAATGATAGACCCTGAGAGCACCGACCTTGTTGGTCAATATATCCACTTGAAAAAATGCTTCGTGGAGTATATTGACGCAAAAAGTATTATCCAGGCAGCAAAGACATTACTGTTGAAATATACAAAACAGGCATGGCGATATAGCGACAACGAGCGACGCTTGATGTCCGATTGTGCCAATATGGTGGACAAGACCTTCACGGAAAAGTCTGCCGGAGGTTTGCAGAGCATGGTGATAAATTTTGCTGATGCGTTTGATGCAAAGACGGAGTATTTCTACTTTAACAATGTAGCCTTGAAGATAACACCCGACAGCATCCGCACGGTGTCGTATGACGACATCAATTTCTTTATCCCGTCGCTCGCCAAGAAGCCGTATGACTTCACGATGCGAGTGTTCAAGACACCGTTCACCATCACCGAGCGACAGGAATACCGCGACCGACTGGAAGCGATAGACAAGAAGGAGAAGATGCAGAATGAGGACGGGTCTTTGGTGTTCTCTACCTTCGAGATAGGGCAGATGAAAGCCGACCTCGAAGAATGGGCGCAAACCTACCGTTGGGATGTCAACTGGCAGGGAAAGCAAGAGAAAGACCTTTGGCCCATCTTGCGTATCGTGCGAGGATGCTCCAATGTTCTTTGGGAGCGAGAGCAGGAAGCGCAGCGTAATAAAGAAGAGTTGACGGAATTGGAAAAAGCCGTTATCGGTGCTCATTTCGTCAATATGATTTCTGGCATTGGACGTTTGTGTTATCGTTCCAACAGGGGCATGATGCCAGTCTGTCCGTACTTTCTTGAAGACGACATTCCTGACGAGAAACAGGCAACTGGCGGTTCGGGTAAGTCTATCATCGTGAAATTGGTAGTCGGCAGTGCTGTGAACGTGCTCGACATTGACATGAAGCGCATGGAGCATATTACCGATGCAAGGTTTGTGCTGGGCAATCTACTCAGCGAGCCGTTCAAGTATAGGGTTCTACACTGGGAGGATAAGCAAAAAGGATTCCCAATGAAGTACTTCTATAATATGGTTACTACAGGACTGACGGTAGAAAAGAAAAGCGTAGACCAGGAACTTGTCCCACTAAAAGACGCCCCTAAACACGTCATCACCTGCAACTATCCTTTGTCGGATGATGACGACTCAACCGTAGGACGTTTCCCTCTCGTCAGCTTCTCCAATCGTTTTGCCAGAGCCAATCCGCAGAAGCGTAAGGCAGCACGTCTGATGTCGGCATTAATGAAGAACTTCAGCGATAAGCCGGAGGAAATAGACGACACCGATCGCAACCAAGCCATTTATATCTGCGCCTTAGCAGTGCAGTTCCTGATGCGCTACCACACTTTTGCCATTGCACCTCAAGGCAATGTGCGTCGCCGTCAGATGGTACAGAAGCTCACGGAGAGCATTGTCCGCTACTTCGAGTGGTTCTTCTCTCGCAATGAGGTTTACGGAGTGCCAATCTGTACCGATGATATGTTCAACGAGTTTATGCGCGACTGGGCAGATGCTTCAGAAGGTAAGAGTAAGGAGTATAGTCGTGCCACCTTCAAGAAGAAGATATATGACTATTGCGAGAATATGTCGATAACGTGCAATCCGAAGCACCTCTTCGAGAACGAGAGCGACAAACAGCGCAAGTGCTTCAAGCTACAGGCATGGGTTACACAGGAATACTTTACTGGGCGCGAATGGGAGAATGACAACACCATCGAGCCGAAGTTTATCCGCTATCTCCAAACATCCAAGCACGTGTTCTTCTTCTATCGTCCGGGTAAGGATGCGATACCGAAGGATTACCGAGAGCTCAAGCGCATAGCTAAGCAATATGCCGAACAGCCCGACCCGCTGCCATACCGCGACGATGACGGAAATATTGTACAGCTCACCGATGAAGAGAAGGAACGGTGGGAGAATAACAAGACGCGCAAGCAGGGTAGGCGAATGGCATCACCTGCTGCAACGAATAACACAACGGCAAGTGTTCCAGATATAAAGGAGGAGAATCTGCCGTTCTAAGAATCAACAAAAATAAGAATGCAACATTTTTAAATCATTATAGATTATGGAAAAGATTATTTTAAGAAAGGATTACAAGACAAGAGTAGTGCCAGTTGAAGAATCAATTGGCCATTATTAGGCAAAAAGAGCAGCCCGTACATGGACCGAAGATTTTATTGATGAAGACACTAAGGAAACGGTAACAATTGACCGTTGTGAGGTATTGCTTGGGCGAGGAAAACTTATCACCTACGAGTTGGCTAACGGACTTAAAAAGGATGGCGTTAATGAGGTTGAAATCTCTGACTGTCCTTTTCGTGCGGAAGAGGAAAAATATTTCCCTGTCCTCGTTCATGTAAAAGTTACTGTTCGTAGTAGTAAAAACGAGAATGCTGTGCTTATTGTACGTAGCGACTCTCTGCGTGGAGCACAAGATTGCGCTATTGACTATGCGGAGGGAGCTGTAAACAAGATTTTTGACTCTCCAGCAGCAAGCTTTGTGTATATCACAAAGTCAGAGATAATCGGAAAGTTCCATTTTATCGGTCGTACAAATGCCGACATTGAGGAGGAAGAAAAGCAGCTGAAAAAAGATCCAGATGCGCTCGTAAAAGAGCCGTTCAAGGTAAAGGCCAACTTTATAGATACAGATGTCTATGATCCTGAAGACCGTTCGCATTATGGAGTTCATAAAAACGATATGTTTGTTGTGTGGGCTTACGATGTAGTGACAGCAAAGAATATTGTTTTTGATTATCTCAAGCATAAGTTCCATACCGTATATAACGACCGAGAGACTTTGCGTATTGTGGGTGCTACGCAGTTCTATGCACATACCTATGTTCCTGCAGAATACTGCAATGAATATATCGAAAACGAGAAGCTAAAATTAGCTGTAGAGGAGTAAGCACGTATTTCTAACTCTAAATTAATATAGCGTATGAAATTATATCGTTTTATGTCTGCCAAGGAAATGAATCAGTTTGCCAAAGGTATGACGCTAAGAAATACCACTAATCATAGTATTCTCCGTGGTACGGCAAGCACGGCAAAAGGATTCTGCTTTGGCATTGGCGATTTAGCGAAGGCTATGAAAGATTTGCGTAGATTGCGTGGAATAGTCAATGTAGAAATGCTGTTAGTGTTCGAGCCTAAGAATATTTCTAAGTTTGCATCATGTCAAGGCAGATACATAGACTATGACAAGATTGAAGCTGAGGGAAAGGAGTTGAGCAATTATCCTTTAGGTAAAGAACCTTCAAGAATGTTTGACGAATATTGCATTGAGAGTTATTCTATCAATGATGTTGAGCATATTGATGCGATATTGGCACCGTCAGCGCTATGTCTTATGATGGAAAAATAGCGTATGAAGAAGATAATGTTCAACGACAAGTACGGTCTGACTCGTGCGGTTCTGCAAGGTCGTAAGACACAAACCAGGCGAATAGCTTTTAAAAGTTTTCAGCCTGGTATGATGACATCAAAGGATGTTACTACAGTAACATTACGAGATGGTTCTTTCCGCTATATGCTTAGTAACGGTTTAATCAATCGAGCCACTTATTCTGTAGGCGTGCCTGTTGCTATTGCTCAGAAATACTCAGACCTTATGGGTAATGATTTATTTCGTTGCTTGTGCAATTATAAAGGAGTGTCGTTGGAGTCTGTGTCAGACCAAAAGGGTTTTACTTCGAAGATGTATGTTCGTGCCGACCTTATGATTCACCATATTCGCATTAAAAATATTCGTGTCGAACGTCTACAGGAGATTAGCGATGAAGATTGTATTGCTGAAGGAATAAGAATGTTGACGGATGTTAAGTGTTACGAATATGGTTATGACTACAAGAAAAAGGACTCGTTAGGTCTTTGTTTAACCCATACGCCACGTGAAGCCTACGCTTCTTTGATTGATAAAATCTGTGGTGCTGGTACTTGGGAGAAGGATCCTTTTGTATTTGTGTACGATTTTGAACTTATAATTCCATAAAAATATAACAATATGAATATGGACCCCGAACTCTGAGCATACTTAGAACGACTTCGGCAAGAAAACGAAGATATTATAAAATTCCAAGGTCCCAAATATTACGGGCGAGCTCTTCTGAACCGAAGACGTAGACCGAAAAATCTGCGTAATAAAAAACATTAAACAATAATAATTAAACAATAATAATTAAACAATAAATCAAATGGCAAGTTTTAGTTTAAGTCCAGACCTGTATGTTTTTAATGGTATGAAGGTTTTTACCAACCTTGATGAGAAGCATCCTGAATGGCCTTGGGTATGTTTTCCCCAGCCACTCAATCCTATCACGTTCAAAACTGCAAGCAATGACCCGAACCGTCAGATGGCGTTTTTGAGTCTTAATATGTGGCCCTTGAGCGAGAATTACAAAAACGCTATTCGTCGTTCGGCCATGGAAAAGGGCGATAGTAATCCGAGAATACCTACACATGAACTGTGCTTTAATTTCCCTGTCGAATATATCAAGCAAGTAGCGAAATCATTCCCTAAGCTCGTTGAGCAGGTGAAGGAGCAGTTTAAGGAGACTGACCCCGATATTGTAAACCAAGACCCAACCGACGAGAACACCCACCTCTTCAAGGCTATCCGCAATCGTATGAACAAGCGAATTGCTCTGGTTTACCAACCTCAGTTGCACCAGCAGCCTTCGCCTTACGCACAACAAAACTATGCGGCAGCAAGTGCTGCCACAGGCTATGTAGCTCCGACAGAAGAAAACACAGAACCGTTTGCGGGCAACACTTATAACGAGGAAGATGACCTTCCGTTCTAATCATTAACAGAAAACATATAAATTATGAATATGAAATTGCAAGCTCAATCATCACGAGCTCTGACAGTAGCTCTGCAGAAGTCGGCTAAGTGTATTGCGTCGCGACCAACTATCGCTGTTCTTGAGAATGTGTTGCTCACTCGTAACGATGCCGGTCAGTTTTTTCTAACTTCGTCCACTTCCGACTCTCAGCTCACCATTCCTGTGCCGCTCACTCTGTGCGGTGGTAATTTTGAGGCACCTGTGGTGTTGCCTATTAAGACTCTGATGTCGTTGCTCTCTACATTGCCTAATTGTGCGGTAACAATAGATTTTGCCGACAACAAGGTGCTGACGGTAGATTATTGTACAGGTTCCGACGATAAGGTTAAGGCAGGCAAAGCAAAGCAAAGCTCGTTTATTTTAGCGGAGAGGAGTTTCCTTCGTTTGCGCCAATAGACGAGAAACCTACACACATTCAGTTGCCTTTGTCTTACTTCCACAACATCGTGACCCAAGCAGACAACTTTGTTGAAGATAATGAAATTCGACCAACAATGTCGTCGCTATGTATTGATATTGCTGAAGACCGCTCGGAAGTAGTATTTGCCGCTACCGACGGTCAGGTGCTCACAAGAATAGTATATAGTAACGATCCTCATAAGGGAGGTAGTGAATTTTTCAAGTCGGGCACCCCATGCAAAATTTTGCTTCATCGTCGTTATTTCCGAGCTTTGTCAGCATTGGATAAAGGAGATGTTGTAGACATCGAGTCAGACTCGCATCGCATACGTCTCACAGCTGGCGACACTGTTTTATGTTGCAGTCAGGTTGAGGGTCGCTATCCTAACTACAATGCTGTTATCCCTCGTAATAATCCATATTTCGTTACCTTCAACAAGAAGGAAATGCTCGACATTCTACGACGAGTAAGTGTGTTTAGTTCTAATGCCAGTCGCATGGTAGAGCTAACCAAGAGAGGTCTGTTCATGGAAGTGAAAGCTCAAGACGAAGATTTCGGCCTTTGCGCAACCGACCAGGTATTTCTTGCAAGCAGCGAATGTGATGACGATTTCTATATAGCATTTAGCATTCCGCAATTGCAGTCGTGCATATCAGCTCTGCCAACCGAAGTTGTGCGCATGCAGCTTTTGTCTAAAGATCGTGCGGCAGTTCTTACTCCCGACGAACCTGCGCCAAGCATCCTTACGCTCAATATGCCTATGCTGATGTAAAATAGAGCTCTTAATTTTCAATATACAAAATCATTTAAATTGTTCAGAAATGGATGATACTCTCCTGTTCATTCCGCCCTGTTGTGTAGACAACAAACTACCCAGGGCGGTAATGGAGGCTCCACAACGAGCCTTGACATTCTACACGCATGGCGATGTGACAATGGATAAATTATATAGAGCGTTGAGCCATTTGGTTGTAGACTCTCACGTCATGGTACTTGCCATGCCACTCGTTACAAACGAGACTGCAGTATTCCTTGACCTCTGCTTTGAGCGCGGCTGGATAACCCACCTTGTGCTGTCAACATCTAAGGATGCAGAACAGGTGATAAAGAAGTTTCTTGCGCCATATCGCAACAAGATATTATATGTACAGTCGCAAGATGTGACGACACTCACCTCGCACATGGTGCTATACAATTCGACGAAGGCTCTTATTATCAATGGTCCGATGCTCGACCGCCCGCAACTTGACTTCCGTCTCGTAGCCTATAATGCAATGTTTTACCCCCACTTCTGCTTGTTTGCTTCGGATTGCGATTGGGGCAATCCATTGCGCAATGTGCTTTTCCCTGATGCTATGCGCCATCGCCACGCGCTTTTAGAGCATAAAATTCGTAAGCTCGACGATGTTGTTCTTGACAGGTTTATACATCTTGAGTTTCCACCATTCAACTTTGATAAATAATTATGACACCAATCACACAATCTTACAACGAGCTGCGCCGATTTGTGGAAAAATGGCAATGGAACGACCCTCGCACGGGACAGCGTGTCACAGGATTCAATCCTCCGCAGACAGCCAGGAACGTGCAGCGTATGCCTTTCTATATCAAGTTCCTCACCAAGACGGGACACGTAGACACTGGCACATGCGTCTGCCTCGCAGTAGACACCGACCGCCATCAGCGCAAGGTGCAGTTCGTGGAGAGTGGCGAGATAAGGGTAGTCAACGATATACTTGTGCTGGAAGTAGACGGCACGAGATTTATAACGCATTAAAAACAAAATATTATGTGGAATCCTTTTAGAAGCAAAAACAAGAAGTTTAAAGAGCTGCAAGACCTTGCTGCAATGACGGCAATCTTTGAGAAGTTGAGTCGCCGAGAAGTCATCTTCTGGCGCAAGAGAGACAATATCCTTATTATAGAGGAATATTTTGCTATGCTGAAGTTAGCAGAAGGACGCGAAGGCTTTTTGAAGTTTCTCAACCAGGTTGCTACATGGCAAAACAACATACTCATCCAAGAGTCCTACGCGGCTCGTAGCTTGACCTTTGAGACTGAGGCTGTGCGCAAAGCCCAACGCCAGTTCACATCGCTAACCAAAGCCGACATTCAACGCATCCGTCAGAATGCACGAGACAATATGCCTGTTATCCCCATCGAGCAGCTTGACTGCATCAAGGAGTTCGACATCTTCGTTGTCCGAGCCAGTGCTCCATCGGCGCAGGATGCCACAGAAGAGAACGGTCAGCTCCTTGCCCTCGGCCATTACGACGGAGAAAAGGTAGAGATGGCTATGTACGACGATGTGAAATACATACTATATGATAGACCTGAGTCTTGACCGTCACGACTTCGTATCAGCTATTGAAGGCTTCGCCCATGGCTCACATCTTCGCCAGCACGTGTGGCATGAAATAGTGTTTTGTAATATTTCGCAGATGACATAAATGTATTAAAGCTTTAGATACTTGGGTAGATAATTTTAACAAAGAAGGAGATTAAAATGAAAGAATTTAAAGTAGGTGAAAGAATCATCCTTGAAGTACAAGAGGTAGATTCATCGTCAAATCTTTGTACTGGTTGTTTCTTTCTTAGTGAAGGTTGCCGCAGTATGTCCTTTAACCTACCTTGTACCAAAAGACTACGTTCTGACAACAAAGATATAATTTATAGAGAAGTAAAGGAGTAAGCGTATGGATAAGTTAGAATATATTCCAGGAGATTTGGTTACATATAATGGAAATATAGTAATTATAGAAAATAGTGATGGTTACTATGTAACCTACTATGATGAGGATGAATTTTTACAAGAAGTTAATGTTAATGCTATAGAAAGCATTCCTCTCACTCCAGCCATCTTAGAGAAGAACGGATGGAAACGAAATGGTGGGCAATATTCTTTTACTTATAAACCTTATGCTGGAGATAAGGTAGAACTCATTGGTTTCTTTATCGAAATGTTTAAGGATGTGCATGATATGTTAAAACACAGATATTTTCAAATAACTCACGAGGATAAAGTTATCTGTGGTTGCTTTTATGTTCATCAACTCCAACATCTTCTCTTCGGTCTTGGAATTAATCACGAAATGGAGGTATAAGTATGGGCAAATATTGTTTGGATATAACAGCAAAGGATAAGCCATTTATGAAAATAGAAGTTGAAGACGATAAAGTTCTTCTTGGAGCTTACGAATGTGGGCGAATAACAAGAAAATTGTTCTTTATAAACAAAGAACAGTTAAACATTCTCATAAATGGATTGATAGCAGTAAACACTCTTATTCAAAATGAGGTAGATTTTGATCAGTTCCTGCACAAAGAAAGAATAGTTTAACCGCCTTCGGGCATAAATAAAAGTAATCAAGAAGAGTTTGATGAGCTTTAGTTACTAACCATATCGCCCGCTGTGCATTCTCGGACAGGAGTCGCGCATGGCTTCCTTTGACAGTTTCGTTCCTTCTGAATGGATAAAAGATGTACTTACGTTTTACATACTTCATAATAAATTTGTGCAGGAGGGTAAGGATCTTGGTGGCATAACTTGATAATTTACGACGATAAAAACTATTATAAACTTAAAAAACTTGCATTCGCTTCTACTTTGAAAGTGATAGCAAATGGATGAAAAAGATTAAGCATAGAGGAAATTAAAGGAAAACAAAGCAAAATTTCCCCTAATTATTTCTTACTAAAATAATATGAATATGAAAATTTTGAATGCTTCTCAGTTAGGCACTATTGAGTTGTTCAGAACGGCATGCAATCGGTTGGCGACTTTTGTCAACATGCAACTCTTCGACGGTTGTCGCAAGTGGTATTGGATAGGTGACGAAGTAGGTGGAGCGTGTGACTTTGAGGAAGCCGACGTGCTGAATCCGGAAGACATGGTGCGCATCATAGAGAACAATATGTCCTATGATGAATATGCCGAGTGGCGTGAAGCCAACCTCGATAACAACCGTTACATCAATCTCAAGTCGTGGCTCATGGGGCTGCGGCATGATATGTTGAAGGAAGAAAAAAAGTAATTTGTAATGAAAAACCAAAAAGATTTCGAATCTTCGTCTTCAATACTTGACGAATTGGAGCGTTTGCGTATTGAAGTAAAAGCAGGAAGCGGCAGAATATTGCCTGGTATGCTTATCTACGATACTCCACCGCAGGTTATCCCATCCAGAACCGACAAAGAAGGTTGCTATGTATTATGCAAGGCGGAATTGCAGAAATTGAAAGAGGATATAGAACAGTATTTACAACGAAAGGACGAGTGCAAGCCTCTTTGCTTAGAGGATGTGGATGAATGATGGCATGGGTATATGTTTAAGGAAGAAACAAAGTAATTTGCTATTAGAGATTTTCATTATTCAAAAGAAGGGTAGCCGTTGTGATAACGTCTGCCCTTCGCCTTTCTTATGCAAAACTCAAAACTCCTTTATCTTCCACTCGGCAGCACAAACCAACCGCCACCGCCACGGAAGAATTTGCATCCTAAGTATAGAGTATCGAAAGCATCCGTGAAGTCGGTACGTTGTTGTAAGGGCAGTGTGTCTTCGCTCTCAGGCTTCTTCTCCTGACTCTTGTCTTTGTGGAATCCCTTATACGAAATTTGCACTTCACACAGCTGCATGGCTATGATAAGGTCGGGATTGTTCACCTGGTTAATGCGGATGGCAGGGTAGGAGAGGTGAGCCAAGCCATCGTTGATAATCTTGTGCTTCACCTCGTGCTTCTCCGGTGCGCCCATGTCTATGCCCGTTACGTTCCAACCTCGCTTCTCTAATTCTGCAATCACGGTCATATAGAATCGCTCGTCCGACGAAGCATACGAGGCTCCCTGCTTGGCCGTGGCATCATAAAAGTACGTCACGTCACGGTTGATGACTCGCTTCGGGGCGTAATAGGCAGAGAAATCGGCTATCAGTTCACGCAGCTTGCGCTCGTTCTTCACGTAGAAGCTCTTTATCACGTTCAGACATTCCATGCCGTCACGCTCGTACATCTGCCCTACCACCAACGTATTGATGTTGGCATTGTAATCGAGGGCTATATATAAAGGTAGGGAGTTGATGCAGTCGGAGTCCTGGCGCGAGTCGTTGCGCTCGCCCAACTCCTTGAAGTCGGGTTGATAGCTCTCGCTTGTGACTTTCCTTCCACCGATGATGCCCGACACCTTTTGCGTGGAAAATTTTGCAGACGACAAGGGGTCTATTTTGTCGGGGATATATCCGTGAACATGGTCGATGTCGAGGTTTGAGTAGAAACCGTCATTCGTCTTCTGGATTTTCAAGTTGAGTATTGAAATCGCGAAGGTCATGGGCGGAAGATCACGCTTCATCTGCCTTATGTAACTCTCTGAGAGAACATCCACATTGTCGAGGGATGACGCACGGCGCACGCAGAAAGCAACGCGGCGCAGCTCACGCAGATAACCTTCAGAGAATTTCTTCGACCGCAGGAACATCTGCATTTCGAAATCCTCTTCTGGCGTGATAAGATATTCGTAATCGTAAATCAGTTCGGCATCGTCCTGGGGAATGAGTTTATAGTTGACAGCCATCTCAACCATGCCCTTTGTGATATGTTGGCCATGGTTGGGCATAATCTTAAACTGCCCTTCATGCTTCATCATCTTCAGAGCCACGGCACGGATCATCGTGCGCAGCTCCTTCAGCACCACATGAACCGAGTGACTGGTCTTCTTTGCATTATACAGCAGGTCGTTGTAGCGTATCACCTTGTTGGCGTAATCCTCCAACTGCTCCTGCACCCATCTGTAGGTCTTGCCCTTGAACGGACCCGTCTCAACTGTCAAGTCCAACTTCTCCTCCTCCCTTTCGAGCCACGACCCTTTGGCTGTAAGGGCAGCATCGGATAGGAATCGCGTACTCTTATACATCGGATTATACTCCGTAAAGTTGATGTCGCCCAACGGATGCGTCTGGCCTGAAAGAGCCGGCAGCAACTCATCAGTTACCTTTTTTAGCGGAAAGAACCTCGCTTCGTCGCCTACAAGAGCACTGAAGGTGTAACTGTTGGCACTCGCGGTCTGCGAGAGCGAGATAAGAACCCATCCGGCACCATTGGCAAACCAGATGTAATTGTCGTAGTTCTTAGGCTTGAAGATACTCTCGCGAGCATGTTTTGGCGGTCGTCCCCAGCCGAAGTGAATGCCCTGCGTAAAACCGAACATACGCTCCATTGCCGCCATCGTACTTGGAATGGTCTTGCCGAAGCCCTGCTGGCGCGACACCGCCACCCATGCGCCGAGCATACCAGGCATGGAGTTGCTTGCCGTCCAGACGTAAGGAGCCACCAATCCGTCAGTCTTACCCACACGGCGGGCAGCAATCACTCGCTCGTCCTTGGCTCCCATGTATAGCGACTGCTGCTGGAATTTGGTTAAGTAAATGTTATGTGCTTGCTGCATTGTTATCCTGATGTTTTATGTCCTACGTGCCATTTGCTGCACGTCCTGCACCGGTACACCGTATATCCCTGTGCTTTGAGCTTCGGGTTCTCTTGCAAGAACTCCCACGCGTCATCCTCGGTTTCGTAGGCCTCTTTCGCCTTCCATGAGCGCTGCTTGCGTGTGTAGTGTTCAGGGTCCGGCTTGAACGGCGGAACCTTGTTGAAGTATTTGTGTCGGTTGATACTCATGCGTTGTTTTTGTGTTGTTGTCGGTTGTGTTTTTAGAAGAGAGTAGGCTGCGCCAGCTCCAGTTTGATGCGCTTGCAAGCCTTGTCGTAATACTCCTTGTTGAGCTCAAAGCCGATGAAGTTGCGCTTCTCGCGGATGGCTGCAATGGCAGTGGTGCCGCTGCCCATGAATGGATCGAGGATTAGAGAGCCTGGCGATGTAAATTGATTTATAAGACATTGCGGCAACTGAACAGGAAAAGCAGCTCTGTGTTCGTTATCTCTATTCTTGCCGATTCGTATTACATTCGACATTTTTCCACGCCCTGCTTGCAAAGTCTTAAACATTCTGCCCTTACAATCGCCATTCTCGAAAGCTATGATCCATTCATATTCGCTGTTTAAACAACCTGCACGCATTGCTGGCTCTGCTCCCTTTTTATCCCAAATCAAAATATCGCGAATGCTTTCCGAATAACGGTCCATAATCTTCAGCAACGCTTGTTTGTTACCCGTTATCATTTGGATGTTGTAGAACACTGTCCCGCTGCATACACGCAACATTTCGTCTATACATTTGCATTGCCACTCAAAATAAGAGTTCATGTCAAGACTATCTGACAATCCGTTAGTGTATTTATTCACCGCGAGTCCCGCCATCACTTCGTTTTTTGCCTTTTTTATATATTTATTGTCTTTTACCCTTAAACAGAAATTGTAAGGTGGGGAAGTCACAATGCAATCCACGCTTCCGTCCGGAATCCGTTTTATTCCCTCCAGGCAGTCTTCATTATATCTTATTCAGCTCAATCATGCTCTATTGTTTTTTTATCTATCAGTTAAACCATTTCACAGTTGTCTCGCCTTTGTATCCTTTCTCCCACACGAACCATGCGTAAGCCGCTGCGCTGCTGCCGTACTTGTCGAAGTCGCCATTCATAGCGCATTTCAGTCGTGACGAACTTACCCAAACACGAATGGGTGGGGTAGAGCGGAAGAGAGCGCGTCGAGCCTTGCCTTCGAGGAAAGTCAGCTTGAGGAACATCGCCACCTTCTTTCCTTTGGGGATGATATTCAAGGCCTTCTCCACAAACTGCTGCGCGTATTTGTAGGGCGGATTGGTGACGATGTTTCCGTTCCACGCCAAGTTGTCTATTGCGAGGAAGTCGGCCACCTCGCCATAACCTCTATCCACAAGGTCGCGGCTCACCACCTCATACCCTGCTGCCTCCAATACCCTACTCATGTGACCCTCGCCACACGACGGCTCGAGAATCTTGCCCTCAAAACGCTCCAGTTTGCACAGCCATTCCGTAGCCTTCGGCTCAGTGGCATAGTAATGCTCCCGTTGCCTATCCGCGTCCGTATGGTTGCTTGCGCCAAGCGTCTTGAAAACAGCAGCCGAGCCGCCCACCCAGTCTTTTCTTTTTATGTTGTTGTACATGTTGCGTATTGTTTTTTTGTTGCTTATAATGTCAAGTCAATGCCGAACTTGTCCTCCAAGAACTTCTTGAAGTCCGGTTTACCGAACAGTCCTGTGCTTACCTTATTCCAATCTGCATTGGAGCTGTAAAATACGTCGCGAGTGAACCATTCGTAAACGTTGTCGTACCTCTGGCACGCCTTGCTGTCAGGATGCGCATCCATAAATCGTTGCCCCGCACGGAGATAAGCCTTTGCTATCTTGGGATATTTCTGAAAATCGATAATGCGCTTGCGCCTTGAGGCGAGAGGGCAGCACATACAGCCAAGACGTTTCGATACGTCGATTTGCCCCCCCCCATTGTAATAAATGGGTGCGAGTTTTAACTTTCTGTCTATAATGAAGTTGCGCACGTCCTCATCGGTCCATTCCAGTATGGGATAAATCAGCTCTGCGTGGTTTTTCTCCGTCTTTGCTCCGTAGTATCGGCATTGTGTCGGTTCGTTGTACCTTTCATCTCGTTTTCTGCTCTCCGCCTTGCGTACACCGATAACACTTTTGTCGAGTACCTTGTATTCCTTCAGTTTTTCACAACAGAAACGGGAAAAGCGAGATGGGAATCCTTTCTGCGCCACGAGATGAAAAAAGGAAACCTTGGCCCGTAGTATCTCCACGCCCATTTCCCTAACGTGCCCTAACGTGCCTGGCGGGTCAATGGTCGTATTCTTGTATATGGCCCGATACCTGATGCCTGCTTCTTTCGCCAGTTGAAGGATCACGTCAGAGTCCTTACCGCCCGAATAGGCTATCTCTATTTCGCCATCGTATCGCTTCTGTACACTCTGCAGCAATCGAATGGCGCGTTCAATCTTTCTCTGTAAATTCTCTGTTATCATATCGTTTGTATATTGCTTTTGTTTATGAAGTTTATGTTATGCCTATTACTTCGCTAAGGTTATACCTATCACCTTATATTCCGTACGATGTCGGGCGAAAAGTTAAAAACCTTGCTGGCATACAGTATGTCGTAATGATGCCTGTCGAAAAGGTCGGTAGGCTGCGCCCATTCCACATCATCACCCTGCATCGTGTGCCAACGGGCAATCTTGCCGAGAGCCACGTTAGGGTATATCGTTGCACCCCATTTCTTTTTGCCGTGTCGTCCGTCCACGTCTATGAGTCCTATTTTTATTGCTTGTTTGTTATATTATTTACCGTTCATTCCGCATCATCCGTTGGCCCTGAATTATTTGCCAATTTGCTTTCTTTCATGTACCCGTTTCTAATCACATCCTCCTCGTCCTTCTTTTCCATATACTCGAAGTAGTCCGGCTCTTCCGGCTTCTCCCCACTCAGCAGTTCGTCGTCCTCTATCTCCTGGAGGTCCTTGGTTGTAAGACCATATTTGCGGGCCATGCGCAGCTTCTCCTCCTCGGTGTAGTTCACACGGTCGCGCTTCACGATGCTCACGTCCTGCGTGATTGCAATGCGGCTCATGTCCGGCATCTCGTCCGTAGCGTCCTTCTCCTCCTGGAAGTTGCCATACACATTAGACAAGGCTTGCATACCCTTATCCACTGCACGATCGTTGTTCAGCTGCTTACCCGTGCGTATCAACCACTCGGCACTGCTCAGATACATAGCCTTGTGGCGCGGACTTTCGTCCGTCTGAAAGAAACGTATCAGGTAGTTGCACACCAACACGTCGTTGTTGAGCTCCGTAACGGTACGCGGACATATATTACCCTCATCGTTGAGTGTAATCTTCAGCGCAAGCACATACTCCTGCGCCTCCTTGTTGCCCTGCGCTGCCTGGTTGAAGAACAGCTCATAGTCGCGTCGGGCTATATTGCGGCAGACTGTGCGAGGGTCAATGTCCTTGTTTTGCACCCATCGTTTGTAGAACTCCGAACAGATCTGCATACGGTAGCGTTGCTCCAGCTTAGGGAACGCTGTCTGCATACTCGTGCCGTAGGAGAGCCACTTGTCGATGCGGGCCAATGTATTTTGTGTAATTCCTGACATAGTGTTGTGTTTTTATGTAGCCAAAGTTACAATATTTCCCGTCCCCCATACGGACATGCTCAATCTCCCCGTACCCCACCATGTCCGCATTGCGTAGCATCTTATAAGTAACTTTGTAGTAGAAAAATTCAGGATAACAACACAAAAACACAAACACAAAAATGAACAATCCGTTTTACGTTTCGCGAGCCATTGCCGCATTGCTCGGCTTGCTGTGGGTTCACATAGAGCCCTCGATCAATTTTATCACTGTGTGCTTCTTCGCCCTCATCATCGACTGCTATACGGCATGGAGGTGCAACCGTCGCATCTATGAGAAATACCGCGAGGAGATAAAGCGAAACCCGAAGTGCAAGATGGACGGTAAGCTGCGCTCAAAGAAGATGGCAAAAATGGTGTGGACGTTCTCTGTCTTAATCATGTGCATCTGCCTCGCCTCGTATCTTGACCGCAACATTCTTGGCTATATGAACACCCACCTCGCCAATCAGCTTACGGCCATGTACTGCCTCGTGCAGTTTGTCAGCATACTCGAAAACGAGAGCACCTGCAACGGAGCGGCTTGGGCAAGAGTGCTGCAAAAGATTGTGGCAGACAAGACCGAGCGACACTTCAATGTGAAACTGAAAGAGCTGATGAAGGATAAGGAGGAAGCGGAGGAAACGGGCAAAACAGCGAAGGAATAACTAACTAAGCAGTATTATGACAATAAGCAATATTCTTGAGCATTGGGCTTCCATCTACAAGCCCCTATCTCATAACCCCAAAAGCGAACGCCTCGAAGACCAGAGTTTCTTCCGCATCCGCTACATCGACCTTGAGAACATCTTTTCCCGAAACGCCAACATCGTTCACTCACCGTGTATGCTATACAGCGTACTGACCACCGGCGAACTCGTTGACGCAAAGAAGGCCGTGGTGTCTCACCAGGTGTGGTTTCTTGCCAAGGTGAAGGACACGCCGCAGACCCTTGGCCGTTACGACGGCAACAAGATAGAACGCACGGCCAACGACCTCACCGACTACTGCAAGGACCTCATAGCCTGGCTCGTCGAGGTGAAGCGCACAGGCCGCTGTCCCATCACAAAGCGCAGTTTTGCCGACGATGCCGTAATGATGGCAGAGTTGCAAAGCATCGACACCAGCAGCATCTCCTTCGGTATGGTGGGCGACATTTATGCCGGACAATGGCTCGTGGTGGGCATGGACTGGAAGAGCCTGCAACCGCTCTACAACTTCGCGTGTGGCAGCAACGGCAAATATATCGTGCCGAAAGATGAAAACTCGGATGATAATAAAAAGTAAAACATCATGCCAAAACCAATTCAAGCTCCAGCCTTTGATTTCAAGGACACCGCACGATGGTATCTTGGCGACGTATTGCGTCAGCTCAAGATAAACACCGAGACGCAGTGCATCTTCCCGAAGGAGATTTACAACGGCTTTCGGGCAATAAACGATGCCCGTGGTGCACGCGGACAATGGCACGCCGAGGGAGTGGGCGTAAACTCTTTCCAAGGCAGGATTGTGAACGACACTCCGGAAGGCTGGACCTACGAGTTTACCTACAACGACTATATGCGCTTTGTGGATATGGGTGTAGGTCTCGGCACTAAGTACAACGATGTGGATAGCGCACGAAAGGCCAACTACTCTCGCCGCTATGTCCGTTCATGGAAACGCTATGGAGCGGGTCGATCACAGCGTCCTGCCATTATGATGGAGCTTCGACATTTGCAAACGCGTATGCAAAACTATCTCGTTGATTTCTACGGTTACCAGGGCGAAGCACAGATTATTAAGGCTTTCGAGGATTCGGATATTCATATCACACTCTAACAACACAAAACGACAATAACAATGGCAACACAAAGATTAGCAAAAGTTGTAATCACGGCTAATGCCTCTACAGCCAAGAAGGTATTGGAAGAGATTGACGCTCTTGTGCAGAAATATACTGCCGACATCCAGAAGATGACTGCAGCAGGTCAGGCTAATACGGCTGAGTGTAAGAAGGCAGAGAGCACGCTAAAGGCTCTTTCGCAAGTGCAGCGCGACAATATAGAGGACACGAAGCGACTGGGCGAGGTGGTGCAAGACCTCACCAATACTAAGCTCCGCGACCTTCGCCGTGCGCTCGGTTCGGGCAAGTCGGCTCTTGCTAAGCTCACCGGCTCGGATGCTGACCTGAAGAAGGCAGAGCAGATACGAAGCGAGATGAAGCAGGTGGGCGATGAAATACGCCTTATAGAGGGTCAGTATGTCAAGATAGCCGATGGTTTGAAGAATGTTTCCAACCAGTCAGACCAATGGCTCGACAAGGCCATCAAGCAACAGCGCGACCTTGTGGCCTCGCTGCAAAAGTCGGATGCCAACTATCAGCAGAACCTCGCTACATTGAAGCAACTCGAAGCCGAGGAAGATAGACGTAAGGGTAAGATGGGCATCCTGGAAGCTCGTCAGACTGTAACCAATCAAAACGCTTCGGCATCTGATTTGCGCCGAGCCAAGTCTACGCTTACCGAGGCTCGCGACAATACTCCTACAGGAAATTCGGCTGATATTGCCAAATACAACAGCGAGCTCCAGGAGATAGAGAAGCGACTGGAGACCGTGTCGGGTAAGGCTCAGAAAGCATCAATGAGCTGGAAGCAGATGAAGCAGGTGCTGGCTGAACCCAACAGGGCTTCTGGCGAAGACATCAAGCACACAATGGAAGTGATACAGCAGAAGATACAGCAACTCCCTGCCGGCAGCAAGCATGTAGCCGACCTTCGTCATCAATACTCTATGCTCGAACAGACCCTCAAGGGCACCCGTATGTCGCAGAGCACTCTTAACGACATTCTCGCCCGTAGCAAGCAAGGCAAGGCTTCCCTCGACGAACTGCGCCGTGCCTACAAGCAGCTTGAAGAGGAACTGAACCAAATAAACACCAAGAGTAAGGAGTTTGCTGACAAGCAGAAGTCGATGAAAGAGCTGAAGAAGAACATCGACGAGGTGACGGGCGCGGCAAACAAGCAGGGTGGGGCATGGCATACGGCACTGAAGAACCTTACGGCTTATGTAGGATTGTTTTCCGTATTCAATCAGATAAAAGATCTTGTAACTGGTGCCATAAAGAAGAATTTTGAGTATTCAGGTTCATTGACCGACATCCGAAAGGTCAGCGGCTTGACGATGGAACAGGTAAAACAACTCTCTACCGAGTTGGCTAAAATTGATACCAGAACATCCGTGGATGGACTGGCACAGCTCGCGTACCAGGGCGCGAAGCTCGGCATGGGCAAGTATGGTGTTGAGGGTATGGCTCAGTTCGTAAAAGCAGCCGACAAGATAAATGTAGCCATTGGTGAGGAGATGGGCGAGGAAGCGTTGCCGGCACTCTCTAAGATGGTGGAGGTGATGGGTCTTATCCCGAAGATGGGTATCGACAAGGCAATGGAGGCTACGGGCTCTGCCATGTTTAAGTTGTCTTCTACGAGTACTTCAACTTCCAACGACATTGTGGAATTTTCAAAGCGACTGACGGGTGTTGCTCGTACCGCAGGTATCACCACCGACCAGTTGCTTGCCCTCGGTTCGGCAAGTTCTTCGATGATGCTTATGCCGGAGGTGGCTTCTACCGCTATGGGTAAGTTTATCGTAGCTTTGCAGAAGAACCATAATCTTATCGCAAAGGAGCTCGGCATCCCCGACGAGACCATCAAGAATCTCTATGCGTCGGGTCACGCCATGGACGCTATTGTTCTTGTGCTTGAAAAGATGCGCGACAAGGGCAATATGAACGCTCTTGGTGGTATATTCAAAGACCTCGGTTCAGACGGTCAGCGTCTCGTCACCGCTATGGTTACGATGTCGAAGAACGTTGATATGCTCAAGGATCATCTCTACGAGTCAAAAGAGGCTTTCGATGAAGCTACTGCAGTTACCAATGAGTATGAAATGCAGCAGCAGTCTGCTATCGGCATTCTGGAGCGTGCCAATAACCTTTGGGAGAAGGCATTTGTTAATCCTGATGGTGTGGATGCCGTGAAGAGCATGGCTGAATGGTGGTATGAAATGTCTAAGACAATGACGAACAGTCCGTTGTTGAAAGGCACGGTGCTGACAGCCTTACAGATGGTTCTTATGACATTAAAAGCCGTTGCTACGTTGTTGCCGGTAATTATAGGATATATGGCCTCACAGGGTATTTATTCGGGTTTAGTACTTATAAAGAACTTCGGAATAGCACTTGGCTCGGCTGTAAAGCAAATGTATGCCTATGCTACAGCTTCGCGTACTGCCGCTGTTGCACAGACAGGCCTTAATTCGGCAATAAAACTGAACCCTTGGGTAGCTATTGCAAGTATTGTTGTCGCTGTCGCAGGAGCTGTGTATGGTTATGCACAGCAAGCTAAGGAAGCCGCTAAAGCTGAGATGGAAGCAGCTAAGAAGGCTAACGAGTGGAAGAATAATCTAAGGGAGGCACAGAGTGAAACTGATACTACAACTCGAAAATTGCACTCCTATAAAGTCGCCATGGAAAAGTTGAATTTGTCGCAAACGGAGCGTAGCCGACAAATTTCTCAATTCAACAGAGATTTCCGTCCGTATATATCTAAGCTCGGTATAGAAATTAAAAGTGTCGATGACCTTCGTAAAAACTACAAAGCTCTTGCCGAAGAAATTCAGCGTGCTACCTATTATCGTCTGCGCGAAAAGGCAAAAGAAGATGCTATGCCGAAATTCCAGGCGGATAGGTTAAACGCAGAGAATAGAATCAAAAACGCATTGAAGACGTTCCAATCTCGTGGAAGCGGATTTACTTCTAAGGGAATAATGGAAATGTTTGCAAGGGGTGCAAATGCAAACTGGATCTATCGACAAATAATTAAAGGTGATAGAACTAACGTAGATGATAAGGGAATTAATTTTGAGGGCACAACTGGACGTTATTCTTATACTACAAGAAGTGGCGCAACTATTAGAAGTGGAGGTAATCAAGAATTGTTATCGGCTTTGCGTCATTATCAGAATGCGACTTATCGTGAGCGTAATAAAGAAAAGGAAATAAATGATTATTTTGGAGATTTCGTTCCAGAAGATTATCATCCTTGGATAGATGAAGAGGTTGGCACTCTTGAAAAAGACGCTCTTGACAAAGACGCAATTGCCCAAGCGCGACGTGACAAGCGTGACCGTGAACGTGCTTGGCGCGAGGAACTGAAGCTAAAGCAGGACCAGGCGAAGGCTGTCATGGACGATGTGAACAACTACTACGACCGTCAGATTAATGCTAAGCTGGCTCAAGCTATATCTCTCAATATGGATAAGACAGAACAGGAGCAGTTCGTTCTTCCTTTGAGGCAAAAAAAAGAAATAGCTCGTTCGCAGGTGCGTCTTGCTGTTGCAGGTAAACCGAATAAGTGGGAGGATGCGAAGAAGATGATGGCAGCTGATATGGTGGAGCAAAAAGACGAGACGGGCATAAACCTTTCAAAAGATTTGCTTGACGGTATATTGAACAACAACATCGACAATCTACGCAAACTCATGGAGCAGTTGGGCAAAAATCTCGGTTTGTCTATGAACTCCATCACGGCAGAAATTTTTGCAAAAGCCACACGCAGCGAGCAGGAACTCCTGAAGATGCAGTTCAAGCAGATGGAGGCACGCCGTAAGATTGCGATGGAGCATGACTATACGGGTATTGTTCAACAGAACTCGTATGACAACTTCAACGAAATGGGTTATGCCGCGCCTACGAAGGAAGAGACTACTGTTACGAAGAAGATGGTTGACGGAAAGGAGGTTCTTGATACGTCTGCTTTTGATAAGCGTAGAAAAGCTATCAAGGATATGTACGAGACAGCTCGCAAGGGACTCGCCCAGCTATATACCATTGATGTATCAACAACGGATGGTAAAGGAATGTTAATGAAGATGCTCTTTGGCGATGATCCTGATGGTATGGCTGCTCGAATAAAAGCATCATTGGGCGAAAGCGAAGAAAGTTGGAAGTCGTTTTATTTGAATCTTATTCAGTATTCGGATAATTACGCGGAAGCTGAAAAGAAAAAGTACGACTCGGCAAAGAAAATCGTTGATTTCTGGTGGTCTTCCAATAAGCGCAATCTTGCCCAGCAGGATAAGTTGCGCAAAATACAGAATGAGAGCAACCTTTTCGGCAAACGCACAAACCTTCTCTCTAATCTCGGTCTTGCCGACCTTACGGCCGACCCTGAGATAGAACTAATGAAGGCGCGTATGCAAGCTGCTGAAGACTATTACGCCTTTGTGGAACGTAACACGAAGAACAAACAGCTTATCGACGAAGCCGAACGTGCTCGTCAGGAGGCGGAACTTGCTTATGCCAATCAGATGGCAACAGCCATGAAGTCGCGCCTCTCGCAGATGAAGGAACTTGTGCAGCCCATCGAAGATTTTGGTGCAGCCGTAGGTCAGGCTCTTGCCGAAATGCGCTATGATGCCGAGAGCGCAAATGACGCTATAAAGTCTGCCCTCAAGTCTATGCTTGAATCATGGGCGAAGATGGCACTTAATGATGTCAACACGCAGATGTGGAAAGCAATCAACGATGCTGGTGCCAAACGTGGTAAGGCGAACGCGCAACCCGACATTGACGCGGCTCGTGCAAATGCCAACGCTAATGTCATTATGCCTGACTTCACCAATATTGGTACGGAGTCAAATCCCCTATGGGTGCGCTGGACGGGCGACCATTATGAAAACAAATCTGGCGATACTGTTTATACAAAAGAGGATGGTACACCTTTGCCTAATCCAAATGGCAGTGTTCCCCAATCTAATGAACCTCCATCCGCGTGGAAGAAACGTCATCCGGACGGAACTATTGACGACTACAACAAGGAAGTTAAGAGTATTGGCGGTCAGGTGGGCACGTCGATGGCTGGGCAGACAGGCTCCTCTGTAGCCGGTGCAGTTACAGGCAGCAGTAGTTTTGGCGACGCTGTTACTGGCATTGCTATGAGTGGTGCGGATGCTCTTCTTAACGCTCAGATTAAAAAAACTTCAAAGAGTGAGAAAGAAAAGAAGAAGCAGCTCAAGGAAGAGAAGAAACATCAAAAAGACCTTACCAAGGAAACGAAAAAAGGTCTCTCTGATCGCGAAAAGGCTACCGATAAGGGAGTTAAGAATATCACAACGTCAACCGAACAAGGCAATAAAGAACAAAGCAAAGGTACAGAGTTAGCGCAACAAACTATTGTGAATGCTACCGATGCGGCCCTTAACGCAACTCTCACTGCCAAGCAGAAGAACAATGACGAAACTTTAAAGTCGGACGCGGCTCGTACAGAAGGTGAGGTTACTTTCTCTATCGCTGGCGCAATGGCTAAGTGTTTTGAGTTCTTAGGTCCTATTGCCGGTCCTATTGCTGCTGCCGTAGTGATGTCAACTCTTATGGGATTGCTTCAGTGGGCTCTAAATTCAGCTCTTGCTGGAGGAAAAAAGAAAAATTCATCCAAAGGTCCTAATACCAAGGTCGTGTCCGGTATGCTCACCTACGACTCCGGCAACGTGCAAGATCTCCGCCCGTTCGTCGGCAACGATGGCAGTCTCTATTGGGCAACCGAGGACAGCAAGCCGCATAACGGTGTGTCACTCTTCACTCAGCCTACCGCCACCACCATCAACGGACATCCGTCATTGGTAGCTGAGAACGGTCCAGAGTTGGTAATTGGCCGTGAGACCACGCAAGCCATGATGATGAACAATCCGCAACTATTGAAGACTCTCGTCAATTACGACCGCAACTATTCAGGTCGCCGTGCCTACGACGCTGGCAATATAGCCGAAGCAACCCCTACAATCGCCACAGAAGCTACTGCAAACAACGAACTGACTATCGCACAAGCAAACACCAGTGTCGCCCTTCTGCAAGCCGTAAACACGCTCCTACAACGCCTGGAGCAACCTATCGAGGCAAAGATTGATATGTATGGCCGCGGCAAACTCTATGACAGCATGACAAAGGCTAATCAGTTTATGAAGAACAAATAGCTTTCCGCAAGCAGCAAAGCATTTATCTTGCGCTATCTTTCGCAATTGGCGAAGCATTTATCAGGTCGTCGCGCCGTTAGGCGAGGCGACCTTTTCTTTTGCAATTAACTCGCATTTCTTCCACTTTCTCGTTTGTTAAAGAATAAACTTCTGTCCCCGGAAGTCCAAAACGATGAACTCACATAACTCCCTAATAATCATGGACTTTATATAAAGTCTACTCTTCAAAAGTCCAAAAATCTACTAATCAAGGCTACTACTACATATAAATTTCGCCATTTTTCTTTCTCTCCCATTTTCAAAACTCCCCAACCCTAACAATAAAGTTAGTAGCATTAACATTGCAAGTGTAAACTATTGACTATTAATATGTTATATAGATAATAAAAGCAACTGAGTAGCAAAAAAATGCGAATAAAATGCCATATTTCTACTATTCTTTATATATTTTTTATTATTTGCGCTCGTATAGGTATATAAAAAATTACCCCATTTTTAAACTTTTAATAGATAAGTAGCGGAAAATCAGAAAGTTAAATCACTTTTTGAAAAAATCATTGGGCGGTCACGAAGTGGATTTTTGATGGACAGCAGAAGCGTTTTTCAAAATTACGAACTTTTCGTTTTTTGATGTTTTCTAAAAAAACGGACTCAGGATGACTATTTTGGACAAATGAAAGCTGTAAAGTCCAAAACTAAACTTTAGGCAAAAAAACTATGAAACACCTATATTAAACAGCTATAAAAGTTAAAAATATATAGGACACACCAATTTTTACACCGAATAATTGTAGGTGTGCCATATATTTCTTAATTTTGTAACCGTAATCAGATAATAATAATGATATGTTTGATGAGATATGCTCCATATATTCTGATGCGCTCGATAATGTAGGTCGGTATGTAGACCGTGAAACTGGTGAGTGCATTCAGCAGATGACCATCCGTGAGTTCTGTCTTACGGATAGATGGAAACCCTATGTGCAGCACCTTCGCGCTATGCGCAAGGAGTATGGCAGTAAGGCAAAGAAGATGCAGGAGTACATCGACACAAAGAAGCAGTTGCCTGGAGCTACTCTTAGCGGCTTGTTCGCCCTCTATGAGGACGACAGTCTAACACATCCAGGACAGCGGGTAATGGTGAGTCGTAGGGAGACTCACCTAAAGCAACATACCGGCTGGCTCGCCATCGACATCGACCTCGACGACAACAAACACCTCACTCAGTTCAATAATGTGCGTTTTGTATGCCAATATCGCCCTGAGATAGCCTTGCTGATGCGGTCGTGCTCTGGCAGCGGATATTTTGGTCTTGTGCGCTTGGCTTATCCAGATCGGCATAAAGACCAGTTCAAGGCCCTGTTGAAGGATTATGCTGCTTGTGGCATTACGCTCGATAGGTCGTGTGGTAATATAGGTCGTGTACGTTTTGCGTCATGGGATGATCCTGAGTATATATATATCAATGAGAAGGCAACTGCCTATACGGGACTGAACGATCAAGTGATAATGCCTCTGCCTCTGTCTCGTCAATATCATTCTTTTCATGCAGAAACTCGCAATACCTCTTCAACAAAGAATGGTGTTATTATTGGTGATTGGCACAACGATACTCCTGATATTATCTACCGTAAGGTGAAACGACTTGTTGAGAAGGTAGAGCTGCAGCATATAGATTTGATGGCAGGAACCTCTGGAGGATATATAGAGTGGGTGTATTGTGGAATGTCTCTCTATCATCTGGTAGGGCAGGCTGGCTACGACTTCTGGAAGCGTGTATCGCGATTCCGTCCGGCGGATTCTACTTGCGGACACCATGAGAGCGACTTCGCTAAGAGGTGGCCGTCGTTTGCCCAATACTCCAACACTAAAAATTTTTTCTTCAAGCAGTGTAAGGATAAAAACATCACATTGACGAGGGATGATTTGTTTGAGATATACGGATGAAGAACCTAAAATTTCAGCGAAACACTTTTTCACAAGTATTAAATCGAAAACTCAAAAAAACGGCAAAAAAGCCCAAAATACCGCAAAATGCGAAGCCTATGGATATTTTTAGATAGCCTATGGTTAGTCTATGATTGTTTTGTGGCTTTTTACCCAAATGTTAAAATTCAAACAAAAACGAGATATGAAACTAATAACAATTACCGGTCCGAGTGGTGCAGGAAAGGACACTGTGGCTCGGATGCTGTCTGATATTGGCGGCTATAAAGTGTTGTGTTCTTATACCACCCGTCCGAAGCGTGAAGGCGAGTTTGACGGTGTGGAGCATCATTTTGTGGAGAAGTGCGACGTACCGCACGACAAAATGTTGGCATACACCCAGTATGGTGGCTATGAATACTGGACCACCATCGACCAGGTGACGGAAAAGGCTATTTACGTCATTGACGAGGACGGACTGAGAGCCTTGTGCGAGAAATTCCCCGACATAGAGCTGTTCAAGATTTGCGTGTCGGCACAAGAAGCAACCCGACTGCGCCGAGGGGTGTCGCAGGAACGTATGTTGCGTGACAAACAGCGCAATCTTCTGCCCTTGCTATCATACGATGCAGTAATCTTCAACAACGGCTCGCTCAAAAGACTGTTCGATGCGGTGCATCGAGTGAAATATATGATTGTGTAAACTTCGATAATATGAGAATGCACCATCTTATTAAATAATAAATTAAAATTCATCCATAATGAAATTCATCGAACCACAAGTAGAATGGTGGCAGCAGAGAACTCTTGCGCAACACATAGCAAGAGTAGGCAGAATATGCTACAAGGCTAAGGGCAAGCAACCCGAAGAAGGAATGACCGAAGAGGAAGTGAAAGCCTTCATTCAGAAGCGCGACGAGGAACGTTGCAGAGGCTTCTGGGAAAGCGGACATCGCTCGATGTATCGCCACGGCACCATTTACTTCTTCATGTCTAATGAAAAGGGCCTCCCTAACTATATCTGGGCATATCTGACCGCTTCGCCTTACATCGACTATGTTACCAAAAACCACAAGGTGTGGATTAGTGCTAATATGCAGTTCTTGCTTGAGAACAAGAACCTGATGGACGCGCTTATTCCGTATAGTGTTAGCGAAGATGAGTTTATCGAAAAGGCACAGAAGTACGAGTGTGAGGATGCTTTTTCCATTATCCGTATGACGCTGGTAGTAACGACGCAGATAAGCACATCGCGCGAGCTCAACCGCACGTCGCCAAACAGCATAGCCGAGCAGAGCACACGATATTGTAATTTAGAGAAGAAGGGAGGTGTGCAGATAGCACGTCCGCATTGGCATATTGATGGCACTCGTTGGCAGCGCATTGTGTATGGCTTTGTATGCCGAGTGTGCGAGTGGGGCTACAATCGACTTCTGAAATCCGGTTTGAAGCCACAGGATGCACGTGGTGTTCTGCCTCTTGATACCTATACCGTTGTGGCATATACATACACGATTGCCGACTGGAGCCATATTCTTGAACTGCGCTATCATGATAAGACAGGTACACCGCATCCAAATGCAAAGATTATAGGCGAGAAAATACGCAATATCATCATCGAGCGTATGCGCCAATATTGTGAGGAGTTTGACATTTAATCATCAATATAAACATATATATCATGGCGAATTTAACATTAAACGAATATCAGGACAAGGCAATGAGTACTTGTATGCCTGAGAGTGACAATCTATTCTATATGCTTGCCAATCTCGTAGGCGAGGTCGGCGAGTTTGCAAGCAAAGCCGGTAAGCACATGCGTAAGGGCAAGCTGCATATCACTACAACCCAGCGTGACGAGGAAGGCAAAATCCTGCATACACAGGTGTGGAACGTATCTGACGAGGAACGTCATCTTATGCTTTCTGAAATCGGTGACATTCTCTGGCAGACTGCCGGACTCGCTAAAGTTATGGGCGTTACACTCGAAGAAGTGGCTGAAGAGAACCTCGCAAAACTTGCCTCTCGCAAGCAGCGAAATGTCATTGCCGGTGATGGTGACGAGCGTTAGTATTTTATTTCTATAATCGGCCTTATGATAAATAATTAAAATTATGTCTAAGAAAAAGATTACTCCACAACAGGCAGCAAAAACGCTTATGCAACCTGCGATATATTGTTTCAACTTCAAGAATGTTCCTATTGATAAGTATATGCCGGCACTTAAAGAGGTATTCTATAATCCTAATTTCGTAGCTATTGCCGAGAAACGCAATGCCCTTGGCAAGTCTGCAGAACGTTTACGTCTTGGCTCAAGTGAATTGCAGAATATCACTCAAGCCATCATCCAACGCGACCGCAAGTTGGCAGATATGGTGTTTTCGGCACTGATGCAAGCCAACCTTAATGCTGACGAGTCATACGATTTTTTATCGTTTCCCACTCTGTTGAAGTATTATGTTGATTATTCTCGCGAAGGCATGAAGAACAAGGTAACTGCATTATCTGCTAATCTCGATAAGATGACTTTTTGTGCTGATTTTCTTGAGTCGGTACTCATAGATATAAAGGCAGATATGCGTGAGATATTTAATGGCAAAGTTGAGTTTCAACAGTTTGACGCTGTAGCCCATGTGCTTACCCAGCTTCGCGGATTCTTTAATTCTGTTCGCTCCAAGACCTTTGATTCAGAGGAAGGAAAACTTTACGTAGACTATTCCGACTCTATCAATGCGTATCTTGACAAGCGCATCAAAACCTATACTCAGAAATATCGTAAGTTGCATCCTGCCGTGCCTGTTTACACAGAAGACGAAATGATTGAAGCTCTAAACTTGTTTTTTGGTACAAAAATGTATTTTGGTGAAAAGTTTATCAAGCATACCGATACTGGTGGAGAATATATTGACGCTGTAGCATTGGCTTTTAATCTAAATGAAGAGCAAACTAAGAAACTTGATAAGGCTGTTGTGAACTCAGATAAAAAAACAGCTTCGGATGATACGTTGCGTTATTGTTTTGATGTGACTGATGCCATTATGAGAGAATATTTTGCCCATATTAATAAGTAATTTGTTATGCCCAATATTTACCTTCGTTTACCTACCAGTCGCTGCCAGTTCTTCCGAAATCGTGACCCAAAGCGTGTGCTTGCCAAGGACGAGCCGTTGGTATTCAGCGTCTATTCGCCTGAATATTTTGTTATGCGTAGTTCGTTGACTAATGCAGGCGCGTTATCGCAAGAGGTCAACACTCAATGCTTTTCGCAGCAACAGTGGCGCAATATGCTGAATGGGCGACATCCGCTTGGTGGCAATATGCTGGTAACACGCGACAACTCAGAATACCTTACGTATGACGAGGTGTTGCACCTTAACGGCAACAAAGAATACTCCAAGAGCAACAATGAGGACTATTTGTGCATCAAGTTGCCCAGCGAGATTGAAGTGATAGATACCGTCAGGGCTGTCACGCCTACGTGGAACCTCGATCGTAGTGGTATTTATAAATTGTTAGAACTATTGAACAATGACTTTAAGCGTAGCGTGGTGGAATGGGCCTTGGCTACCTTTGACTTCTGCACCGCAAACGGTAAGATAATAGCTCGTAGCAAAGCTGCAATGCTTGAGCGTTATCTTATGCGTTATGGTATAAACCCCTCTTCTGAGGAGAAGGACAATCTGCGCCGAGTGGTGGAGCGTTGGCTCAAATCGGAACACAACTTCTTTAAGGCTTATTCGTGCCTTGATATGCAGTATGAGGATATGTCGGAATCCGAACATCATATCGACGAAATATCCTGGTTGCCCTAAAAAATAAGTGTATAAAACTGTTAATGTTAGTTGTAAAATAAGTTAAATAACAAACAATATTTTTCCCTTTATGAATTTACCCGATAAATGTAGAGAATTGTTCCTCGATGGCGTTACCGATGTAATGTTTTATCTGAAGGAAGAGTGTGTTATCCCTGTGCCATTCAGCATGGCACAAGTGCTATATATTAATAATTGTAGTTTGCCCACTGAGCCAACCCTGCATTTGGCTACGAGTGGCGAGAACTACGTTATTGTAGATAATCTTAAAGTAAAGGTGACGCTCTTCAAACAGGGCAATGGTACTATATATACATATAATATTAGTGCAAATGTGGCAAACGGAGGCGAAAATGTGGCTGAAGCGTACCGAAACATGCGTGATAAGGAGTATTACGTGGTATTGCGCAAGATGGACGGCTCGTTGCATCTGTGCTACACCTTACCCCATACATTCGGCATAGGTAACACCACGGACAACAGCCAAATCGTGTTGGCACGAACCTTCACAGCCACCACGCAAGCCATGTCGGAGCCGATACCTATCACGCTCCGAGAATAAAGCTATTCCAACCATTTTTCTGATACATTATACTGTTAGAGCCGCTATTCGTGAGAATGGCGGCTTTTTTTGTCCTAATGTTAAAAACCATGGTCTTTAATTTTGCATACGGATAACACAGCGGGGTGGAGCAGCTGGCAGCTCACTTGGCTCATAACCAAGAGGTCGAGGGTTCGAGTCCCTTCTCCGCAACTTTTAGCAACCAGGTAAAAAGGTTGTATTCAGGATAACACAACACAAACAGAATTTTATGAAAGGCTTATTTGAAATACTAACCGAGAAGAAGTGGATGGTCAGTCCTGACTTCGTGCATGGTATTCGCAAGTCGCTTGAGCATAATCTGAATACTCATGCGACTTTCAGCAAGCCGGAGAAGACTTGTGGCTATGTCACAGCCAAGGATAAGGATGGCAACACCTATTATCCAGAGGAATATCAGGTTTCTGAGGATGGTACACAAGTGAGAGGCAACTGGTGTCTAAACCTCCCTGCTGATGACGAGAATGCACAGACGTTTCCTTTTGTTTCGGTTCTTACTGTTGACGGCCCTATTACTCGCAACGGTGGCTATTGTTCGTATGGTTCAATAGACCATCGCGACATGATGATGCGAGCAGCCGATCATCCCCTTTGTCGTGGTCACGTTTTCATTATCAACACTCCTGGCGGTTCTGCTTGGGCAAAGAACGATTATGCTCTTGCCATTGACTATGCCCACTCGAAGGGTCAGAAGGTTATAGCCTTGGTTGATGGTCTTTGCGCTTCGGCTGGTATGTACCTCGCTTCGCTTTGCGACGAGCGCTATCACATGAATCCGAAAGACCAGGTTGGTTGCATTGGTGTAATGGCAGCGTTCTATACTTTGCCTGATGGAGCAAAAGCCAAGTATAGCGATGAGACTTATCACGAAATCTACGATCCTAAGTCATTCGACAAGAACAAGGCTTACCGCGACATCGCTAATAAGGATGATGACAAGGAACTTATCAAGGAGCTTGCCGATCTTGGCGTTGAGTTCCGTGCCGACGTAAAGAAGGCTTGCCCCAATGCTACCGACGAGCATCTGCATGGCAAGGTGTTCAATGCAGAGGACGTGAAGAGCATTTTGGTGGATGGTCAGTCATCATTCATTGGAGTAGTGCAACATGCTTTTGAACTTTATGATGGCAGAGCCGAACTTATCAACCGAGAGCAGACGGTTGAGCCAAAGGATGAGCCAGAACCAGAGAAATCGGAAGCAACCAACACAAACACTAATATCAATATGGAGAAATATCCTCTTATTTGCAACGCTTGCGGACTGCAGGCTGGCGAGATTGCCGTTACTGAGGAGGGCGCATATATGAACGCCTCGCTTCTTGACTCTCTCGAAGCCCACATGAAGGGAGCCGAGCAGAAGGTGACTGATGCTGAGCAGAAAGCCACCGCAGTGGAGAACGCTCTCGCAGAATTGCAGGGCAAGTTTGATGAACTCTCCGCTCAAGTAAACGCAGCTAACGAAGCAAAGGAAGTCGCGGAGACCGCACTCGTCCAGGCTAACGAGGCTCACAGTACAGAACTAAGCGACCTTAACGCACAGCACTCCGAGGCTCTTGCCAAGAAGGACGACGAGCTGAATGCTCTCACCGAGGCAAAGGATAAGGAGATTGCCCAGCTCACAGCCGACAAGACTGATGCCGAGGCAAACCTTCAGACTGCTAAGGACGCGCTTGCTACCGCCGAGCAGACCATTACCGACCAGCAGGCTCAGATTGCCGCCCTCACCAATGAGGCTGGCGAAGAGCTGAACAGCGGCGATGCTCCTGAGAACAATGGTGAAGGTGTGAAAACGCCGCAGCTTCGCTCGTTCGATGGTAGTAAGTATAAGACCAACGTTGAGCGCAAGGCAGCTTTCAAGCGTTTCTTGCAAGGTGAGGACTAAAAGCCTCGCTGCCCTCAATCAACACAACCAACACAAAGATTTAACAACAACACAAAACACAAACGATTATGGCAAATTTACCTAAAGATTTTATCGGTCATGACAATCTTCAGCATGTAGCCGAGGAGGTGTCAAAGGAGATTGTGATGGGTCCTGGCTATTCGGATGCCGAAGAGATGGACCGTCTTGGCATTGACATCATCACTGGTGTTCAGTTCAAGCGCACTTTCCATTTGTTCATCCGCAAGGGTGGCACCACACGTCGTAAGGACGTTCATCGCGAAATCAACAGCGAAGCTGGATTCTTGAAAGAGCGTACTCTTGTCTCGAAACTCTCCTGGGATAAGTTTCCTGGCAATATAGACGACTTCTGTGAGACAGTATTCGGTACCGATGCTCAGGGTCAGTTCCCTCTCTCTTCACAGGCTGTAGAGGCAATCCTCAAGGACTATGCCGACAACCTTGCTGCTAACCTTTGGTTCGGTGACATCTCTCTTGACAATGGCGACGATTCAGTCCCAGCTCGCGATCAGGCAATGGCTCTCTACGATGGCTTCCATACTTGCATCAAGCACGACATCGAGGACGGTCTTATTTCAGAGGCTAACGGCAACCTTGTTCCTTGCGAGGCTATCACCGCTCCTGCTGACAACAACGACTCTACTCCTTACGACAACTTCATAAAGTGGCACGCAAAGTGGGACGAGCGTCTTCGCAAGGTTCCAACACGTGTTTACATGAACGAGGCAACTGCCATGAACATTGCAGCAGGTTATGCTAACAAGTTCCATGGCAACTTCCGTGTAGAGTACAACCAGGGCGACAACTTCAAGCTGCCGGGTCTCTCTAAGGTTACTATCTGCCCTATTGCCAACTTCGGCGAAGGCGACCGTATGTATGCAACCATCGACAAGAACTTTGTCTATGGTGTTGACACTCAGAGCAACCAGCAGTATGTAAGTGTTCGCTTGGGCTCCGACCGAGATCACAGAGACCTGTCTTTCCAGATTCAGTCAATACAGGGAGCAGGTGTACGCAACTACTTGCGTAGCGCTCTGGCTGTCAGCGACGGTAATCTCGTTGCTCCTGAGTATGTAGCCGGCGACTACGACAACACTATGCTCGTGATTACTCTTGCTGGTTCTGATGGTCTGAAGCCAGACGGTACTGTGAAGGTGAACGGCACTGCTTACACCAAGCCGCTTGAAACTGCGCCTAATCAGATTCTCTCTCTTGAGGCAGTCGATGGCACTACCTACAAGTTTGCAGGTTGGAGCAACGGTAAGACCGAGAAGAAGATTCAGCTCACAGCTTCCGGCATGAACATGGGCTTGACAGCCTTCTTCAAGAAGAACGGCTAACCTTTAGCGGAGTTTCTTTCACTCTATATTTTCAGGGCAACGGTCGCGGCTGATCTGACGGAACACGCTAATCCGTCGCCCTTTTTTAAATCAACACAACACAAAAACTCATAGAATATGGCAGTAACAGCAACATGTCCTGAGATTAAGGATATTTTCGCCGCTAACGATTGCTTAGAGAATTTTGGCGGCCTTGGCGTCAATGTGTATGTTTTCATCAAGGGCGACCTCAAAGCCCCTCTGAAGGCTGAAAAGAACGTTTATCCTGCTCTGACCGCCGAGTCGTTCAACACAGGTAAGGGTCTTTACAAATTCGAGTGTAAGGAGAGTAGTCAGGGACATTCTTTCGAGTCCCTTGGCCGAAAAGGCGGCTACAAGCAGCAGATTGACTATGTATTAGAAAGTGTAAATGCAGCGTCTGCTGAAGTGGCCCGCGCTCTGAACAACCTTGACCTTGGCTACATCTTCCAGGATGGAGAGAAAAGTATCATCGTGTACGATTCTCAGCATAAGGTAGAGTATGCTTCGGGTGGCATTAAGGGCGACACGGGCAAAAAACCCGACGATGATCGTAGCGTTGTTTGTAGCGGAACTCTCCAGCCCACAATCTACGGACGCTACGAGATTCCAGAGCCCGAAGGCGGTTGGGACTCGCTCCTCGCATCAAAAAACGCGTAAGCGATATTGACGTACAGAGCGAAAGCAATATCGCAAAAAAAGTGCTCGACGATACCGATTCTTCTTTCTTCAGCACAAGTGATGAAGAAGAAGGAACAACGGCAAAGAAGAGCAAGAAATAATCGCTCATACGAGGAGGTTTTCATCATACGACAAATTCCTGCATCAATCCTTTATATAAAAGGTATTGATGCAGGAATTTTTTATTATATACATATTAGTATCCTGACAAATTTATACTAAAATTAGTATTTTTAATATCAAATGTAAATTAAATAAGATAATTACCGTTAATTTTGCAATTAGAAAAGCTTTTTTAATTACATTGTTGTAAACGTAGAATAACTAAAAATCACTACTGTCCAATAAAAAAGGGCAATTCGATCTTTGAAATAGTTGAATTATAGTCTTTTATGCAGTATTTGGCAATGAAACGGACTTGATTTTTAACTTTGTAGCCAAAAAGAATTGGCTACTATGTTTCAAGACAAATACGTTTTCGCTCAACTTA